TTACTTGGCGATGCGCTTGTACTTGGCGCGATGCGGCTGGATGGCCTCGGCGCCGTAGGTCTTCTTCTTCCACTCTTCGTATTCGGTGAAGTTGCCCTCGAAGAAGGCGATCTTGCCCTCGTCCTGGTAGTCCAGGATGTGGGTGGCGATGCGGTCGAGGAACCAGCGGTCGTGGGAGATGACCATGGCGCAACCCGGGAACTCCAGCAGGGCGTTCTCGAGGGCGCGCAGGGTTTCGATGTCCAGATCGTTGGTCGGTTCATCCAAGAGCAGCACGTTGCCGCCGGTCTGCAGCAGCTTGGCCAGATGCAGACGGCCGCGTTCACCACCGGAGAGCTCGCCGACCCGCTTCTGCTGATCGGCGCCCTTGAAGTTGAAGCGGCCGATGTAGGCCCGGCTCGGGAACTCGTAGTTGCCGATGCGCAGGATGTCCTGGCCGTCGGCGACTTCCTCGAACACCGTCTTCTTGTCGTTCATGCTGTCGCGGAACTGATCCACCGAGGCCAGCACCACGGTCTCACCCAGGGTGATGGAACCGGAGTCCGGCTGCTCCTGACCCGACATCATGCGGAACAGGGTCGATTTACCGGCACCGTTCGGACCTATGATGCCGACGATGGCCCCCTTCGGAATGGAGAAGGAGAGGTCGTCGATCAGCTGGCGGTCGCCGTAGGACTTGCAGAGGTTGGCCACCTCCACCACCTTGTCGCCGAGGCGCGGTCCGGGCGGAATGAACAGCTCGTTGGTCTCGTTGCGCTTCTGGTAGTCGTTGGTGTTGAGCTCCTCGAAGCGAGCCATACGGGCCTTGGATTTGGCCTGACGGCCTTTCGGGTTCTGGCGAACCCACTCCAGCTCTTTCTCGATGGACTTGCGACGAGCCGCTTCCGTGCTGGCTTCCTGCGCCAGACGGGCATCTTTTTGCTCCAGCCAGGAGGAGTAGTTGCCTTCCCACGGGATACCTTCGCCGCGGTCCAGCTCCAGGATCCAGCCGGCCACGTTGTCGAGGAAGTAACGGTCGTGGGTGATGGCCACGACAGTGCCCTCGTAGTCGTGCAGGAAGCGCTCCAGCCAGGCCACGGATTCCGCATCCAGGTGGTTGGTCGGTTCGTCCAGCAGCAGCATGTCCGGTTTTTCGAGCAGCAGGCGGCACAGCGCCACCCGGCGGCGCTCACCACCGGAGAGGTGCTTGATCTGGGCATCCCAGGCCGGCAGGCGCAGGGCGTCGGCCGCGCGCTCCAGCTGGTTTTCCATGTTGTGGCCGCCCTGGGCCTGGATGATGGCTTCCAGCTCGCCCTGTTCACGAGCCAGCTTGTCGAAATCCGCATCCGGGTCGGCGTAGGCCGCATAGACCTCATCCAGCCGGGCCATGGCGCGTTTCACCTCGCCGACGGCCTCTTCGACCGCTTCGCGTACGGTCTGCTCCGGATCCAGCTTCGGCTCCTGCGGCAGGTAGCCGATCTTGATGCCGGGCTGCGGACGGGCTTCCCCTTCGATCTCGGTATCGATGCCTGCCATGATGCGCAGCAGGGTCGATTTACCGGCGCCGTTCAGACCCAACACGCCGATCTTGGCGCCCGGGAAGAAGGAGAGGGAGATGTTCTTGAGAATATGACGCTTGGGCGGCACTACCTTGCCGACCCTGTTCATGGTGTAAATAAATTGAGCCATTGGCTAATTCTCTTTAATTTACAGGTTGTTATCGTGATGCAATAAATTCTTGGGGCCGTATTGGGGCCAAATCAGAAAAGCTGGCCCCAAGTCTGCCCCAAACCCTGTCCGCTTCGTCGCGGTCTTGCTCGGGGATCCATTTGCCATAGACTGTTCGCACCATGGTGCTGTCCTCGTGCCCCAGGTATGACGCAACCCATTCCGGGTTGGCGCCCGCGGTCAGCATCCAGCAAGCAAATGTATGGCGCATATGGTATTGGGTTCGCCGGCGAATGCCAGCCCTCTTTATCAATCTGTCCCATTTGTCGCCCAAGGTGAAGGCTGTGTAGCAAATGCTGAGCCCTGGTGTCTTGCTGGTCACATCGGGGCTGAACACGAACGTGACCTTTTCATCTATCTGCCGGCGGTCTCGCAGCGTCTTTTTGATGTAGTGGGTCTGGCGCATGGCTGTCATTGGCCGCAATCGGCGGAGAGCCTCGATTGCCGGGGGCAGGAGCACGATGGTGCGCTCATGGCCAGTCTTCGGCACCTTGAAGTTGCGGGCTTGGGTGATGTTGCGACGGATCTGCAGTTCCCCTCGCTCCAGGTCAACATCCTCCCAGGCCAGCGAGCAGAGCTCACCAGTCCGCATGCCTGTCCAGCAAGCCAGCTGAATCCACATCGCGTCCATGTCGTGCCTTGCCGCCTCTTGCAGGCGCCGGAACTCATCTTGGTCAAACGGGTCTGGTTTGTCCCGGATCACCTCTACCTTGGTGAGAACCGATGAGAGGTCTTGGTGGGTGTAGCCATTCTGCTTAGCGAAGTTGAACAGCCCGGCCGCTACCATCATGTAGTAGTTGACAGATCTTGGGGCCAGCGGCTTGTTTGTTCTCCCCCGCGTCTCAGTCATCAGGAAGCGGCGCCATTGCTGCAGGTCTTCAGTTCGGAAGGTGCTGACGATTCTGGTGTGGTCAAGGTCTGAAGCCATCATCCCAAGAATGGAGCGATAGCGCCCCCGGGCGTTGTCGCCTATGTCCACATCCTTGATCTTCAGGTAGTGCTCTACCAGGTCGCCCAGAGAGATGTCCCTGCTGGCTGTGGTGCCGGCAAAGCGGTGGGCATTCTTGCTGTCCGGGAAGTGCTTGGCATAGTCGAAAACGCCGATGGCGATTTCGTGCAGGATAGCCTCCCGCTTGCGGGAGGCGTGCTTGATGTTGGCTTTGGTGGCCGGCATGTTGAGCGTTTCCCGGCAGCGCTTGCCGTGGAATCGAAAGTCGATGCGCAGGCTCTTGCCGTGCAGCTCGACACCTGGCGTTTCAGCAACGATGTCGATCAGTTCTTGGTTCCGGTCAGCCAATCCTCATATCTCCGCCAGTGATAGACATACTTCCCATCCGGGGCCAACTTGTAGTGGACCCCCTCTATAAGCTGGCCCTTCTTCCGCTTCTCGCTGATGGCCTTCTCAGTGTACCCGAACATCTCCCCCAAAACCCTAGGCAGAACCCAGCTGGGGCGCTCCATCACTATGATCTTCTGGTGCATGTGTCTCTCCTTTACGCCTCACGGCGAGAATGGCGGCCGCGAGCCGCCGGTTGTTCTGTCGTACCTCAGATGCAGTTCATCAGCGCCGGGTGGCCAGCGAACCTAAAGAACGGAATATCGTCGTCAAACATAGGCGGCGGTTCGTTGTAATTTTGGTTGGACTTGGCTTGCTGCTGGGGTGGTCGTCCATATCCGCCCTGCTGCTGCGAGGCTGGCGCCTGCTGCTGACCGGTTCCCTGCGGCCTGCCGCCCAGCATCTGCATCACGCCGCTGAAGCCATCGACCAGCACTTCTGTGGTATAGCGCTCCTGGCCACTTTGGTCTTGCCACTTGCGGGTCTGCAGCTTGCCTTCCATATAGACCTGGGCTCCTTTCTTCAGGTACTCGTCGGCGACTTCGGCCAGCTTTCCCATCACGACGACCCGGTGCCACTCGGTGCGCTCCCTCTGCTCGCCTGTTTGCTTGTCGCGCCAGGTGTCAGAGGTTGCTAAGGTGATGTTGGCTACAGCGCCGCCGCTCGGCATGTAACGGACTTCCGGATCCTGACCGAGATGGCCGATCAGGATGACTTTGTTGATACCGCGGCTGGCCATCAGCGAGCCTCCAGAGTCTGGTGGAGTTGCTGGAACTTCTCATTGACTTGGCGCCACTGGGGGTCGTTAGCGCCCTTGAGGCAGCGAATGCGGCGGGCCATGGCGAACTTGGCCTTGCTCAGCATATTGGCGCTGGCGGCGTGATGCTGGGCCTTCTTGTAGGAGAGCGCAGCATCCGCAAAGTTGCCAGACTGCTCCTGCTGGATGGCCTGGGCCATATCATCGCGGTAATTGCGTTGGTGGAGTTTGGTGCTCATCGTGTCCTCCCGGACAGTTGTTATCTGTTACATCGCAGCCAGGGCGGCCAGTATCAGTGCCGTGCCGGCCAGAATTGCCAGCCTTTCAATTTGTGCTCGTTTCTATCTCCTGGTACTCCAGCTCGTTGAAGTTGAGATACTGGGCTGGGGCCTTATCAATGGCTGCCAGCCGGATCTGTTGGTGGGTCATCGGGTGGTGCACCTCGATGGTGCCAGTCAGGCGATCCGGCGCAGAGCCAAGTTCGGTAACTGCGCTCAGGGTGTAGCGGTAGCGGTGCATTTGCCTGCTCCTTTGGTGGTGTCTATCTGCCAGCTGTACCCGCCATGCTTTTCCTGCTGGCCGGCAAGGCAGCGGGTGATGGCAACTCTGACGAAGCCTCCCTTGGTCTCGGCGTCGGTGACACTGTCGAACCGGACCACCTGATCCCCGCAAGTGCCTATCACTGGGGTCTTGCGCCACTGCGGCGGCTTCACCACGTCCACATAGAGGCGGCGAGTGTGGCGGCCACGGCCGTTATCCCCAACCAGACAGAAGTGCTCAACCCGGGTAGTGAAGCGGGACTCTCTGTGGATCTGCCCCATCACGATGCTGGCTTCACTGACAGTGAGGGAGAACTCGGCGGCCACGTCGGCACTGATGGCGCCGCCGGTTCTGGTATTAATCCACTCTGCAACGTCCTGAACGATGCTCATGCTGCAGCCCCTTTTTGCTCGCAATAGTGACGAGCAAGCTCGCGCAGGGCGTTGGCACCGATGTCGGTTCTCTCCACCAGACTCTTGTCGGCCTGCATCACGCCATCGAGCTGCCACTGTTTGAGCCCGAGCACCTGCGACATAATGGGATCAGCGCCACTGGACGAGGTCAGGTAGAAGCTCATCACCCCGTTCTCCTGCATGTCCCTGTCAACCCGCCCCAGCGTCTGCTCCATCACACCCGGGGACCAATCCAGCTCGCCATAGACGGCGTGGTGGCAGACCGTCTGAAAGCCGTCGATGCCGGCACCGGCCCTCAGGCTGATGATGATCACTCGGCTGGTGCCTGCGATGAAGCGCTCGACCGATTCGCGTTTCTGGGTCGGGGTCTCGCTGCCGGTGTAGAGCACCGGGTTGAGATCGGCCAACTGCTCCAGCCAGATGTCGTAAACCATCCGATGCCAGCCGAACAGCACCACCTGATGTCCTTCCTCTACCAGCATGCGCACGAACTCCGCGACAAAGGGCGCCTTGGCCACCCCGGTGGCTTGGCGCATGATCCGCTCGAACTCACCGCTGGCCTGCATCCGCTCGAAGTTGGTGATGCCTGTCGGGTTCAATATCACCCTAGCCAGCAACTCGGCGCCACTGGCATGCCGAGACAGCACAGCCTCATCCACATCGAACTCCTGCACGATACGGGTTACCGGCGGCAACTCGCGGCCCACGTCTGCCCGAGTGCGAGCCAACATCAGTCCGTTGCGGCGCAGGTAGTGGCCAAACTCGACCGGGTCGCGCAGCCTTGGCTTGTCACCGCCAGAAATGCACCACTCCCGCAGGAACTCGTCACGGCCACCCAGGGCATCAGGCTGCAGGATCTGGATGACGTTGAAGAACTCGCCGCCGTAGTTGTAGATAGGGGTTGCACTCAGTCCCATGCGCACCACTGCAGCTGCGGCCAACGTCTGGCAGGCCTCATAGATCTGGGAATCATGCCGGCGTAGTTGCTGGCATTCCTCAAATATCACATAGACGGCGATGCGGGCGAGGTGATCGGCCCATCCCCGTAGCTTGTGATAGCTGATGAGGATTACGTCCGGCAGGGTCTCCCACAGGTCGTGCTTGCGCGGGTTGAGGGACTTGATCAGCGGGTAGGGTTGGCCGCTATTGATGTGATGCACCTTGAGGTGTGGCAGAAACTCGGCCAGTTTCTCCGGCCAGTGGTTCGGCAGGCTGGCCGGGTAAACCACAACTGCCGGCAGGTGTTGAGGCTGGGTCATGGCCACCATGGCGCTGACGGTTTTGCCGATCCCCACCTGGTCGGCCAGCAGCAGGCCGCCGGTGATCATCATCATTTCGGTGGGCAACAACTGGTAATCGCGGGCGGGCTTGGCCAGCTCTCCATGGACTACCTGATGGCGACCTTCCATCAGCTCCACCAGATCCACCTCGCGCTGACGGTGTGCCTGGCTCCTTTCGGCAAGCACCTGACGGCAGTCATCGGCCATAACTAGGGGGTAGCGCTTCATGAACCATTCCAATTCACGACTGTTCTCGATGCTGGCCACCAAGCGGATCTTGTCGGCTTCCTGGCTCGCCCGGGGGAACACCCGCTTCAAGCGGGTGCGCACCTGCGGCTCGCACTCAATAATCCAGTCGCGGCCGTTGGTTTTTACTCGTCCGTATTCGCGCCCAATCACATCGATCTCCTCAGTTTGACCATCATCAAGGGGGTGCCGGCTTGTTCCGGCAACCAACCTGTTCTTGCCCAACTCGGGGTTGCCAGCAGCATGACCCCGCGCACATCGGGCAGGCGCTGGTAGCGGTAGCACTGGCGGGCGGCCACTAGCAGCGAGCCCTTGATTTTCACCTCCAGCACGATGCCATCGACCACAAAATCGAATCGGTTGTGGGCGTCGAACTGGTGTTCGCGCTGATACTCAATGCCTGCTGTCAGCAGCACCTGCTCGATACCGGCCTGCAGGTCGGCCTCATCGCCGAATCGGTATAAGTGACCGCCGAGTAGCTGTTGCAGTCGTTCCATTTGTGCGGATGTAGAGTTCATGCCGCTTCCCCGTCATCCAAGGTCAGTGTCAGTTGGTCTTGATCCGGATTCAGCAGGTGTTTGGCCATTTTGATCGCAGCACTGAGCGTGGATTCTTGGTAACCCTCTCCATCCTGCAGATTGCGGATGTAGCCAGCCAGCAGTCGGGTATTGGCTGGGGTAAGCAGATCCGCTTCATCAATCTGATAGATGACCGACTTGATGGCTGGGAAATGCTGCCAATCGTTCAGCGGCTCGATATTTACGGTTACATCAAAGCCCAGAGTTGTCATGGCGACCTCAGTTGCGATCTTGCTGATCTCATTCTCGGTAACCACCGGCCGCTCCCAGTCTGCCGGATTGGCGACGGCATGTTGGTCCTGCAGCATGGCTGGCTCGGTAGAAACGGCCTTGGCGATGGCTTGGCTGGCCTCTTCGTTGAGTGCGACAGCCTGGCGGTGGATCATGTCGAGGATGATCTGGCCGGTGGTGATAAGGTCGTCACGGCGCAGGCGCGCTTCGGGGCGGCGCTCGCCCTGCCAGCTGGCATCGAAGATAACAACGGCCGAGGCGAAACCGCTGGAGCTGGGCTTGTCCTTTTTCGGGTCGCGGGGCACGTACCAGCTCGGCACCTCAAAGCCGATGCGGCCGCTGATGAACTGGATAAAGTCGGCATCCTCCGGCCACCATGTTTCGCTGGTAGCGGCCTTGATGAGCAGCATGATCTTGGCGCCCTGCGCCCGCTGCTCGCGGCAGAAGTTGAGAATTGGCTCCATCCCGGTGATGGGGTTGCCGTCATCATCCGCACAAGGGCGGGAGTAGGGCGGATTGGCATAGGCCGCGCCACCAAGGCGGCGCAGGTCGGCGGCCAGCTCCTGGGTAAGGGCGTTGTCTTCTGCGTCGTAGTAGTTCGGCACCAGGGCGTTGCAGTCATCGGCGAACATGTCGAGCACCACCGGCCCCAGGGTGGGGGCGAACTGGTGGAACAGGCCCCAGGCCAGTGCCTTGGGGGTCTGCCACTGGTCGCCGATCTGCTTGAGTTCGTGGTCAGGCTGGAGCTGGAGCTCGGCCAGTGCTTGGGCGTAGTGGTTCATGCTGCACCGCCATTCTTCTCTTTAAGTTGTGCCAAAGCGTATCGGCATGCTTCATCAGGAGTCAGGCCCTGGCCGCTTGCCAGCAGCACGCCTTCGCTCTCCTTTGACTTAGTGCGCAGCCATGCCATCCAGTCTGTGGTTCTGGTGCGGCTCAGTTCGACATAGAGGAACGGGTGAGTTCCAATCATCTGCTCAGCCACGCAGAGAAACTCTGCTGATGGCAAGTTGGCGGTGAACTCTTGGAGGGCCTTGTCAGCATCTGCCAGCCATGCCTTGATTGGGTTCATGGAGTCAGCCTCTACGACCTCTCCTGCCTGGGTGAGGTTGGCTGCCATGCGCTGTACCAGCGAACGCAGAGCGCGTATCCGTCCAGCTTGCGCAGTCAGAGTTAATGCCGCCTGCTGCGCGACCGCAGTGATTGACTCTTCAGTCCAACCTTCTCGGCCCCGTTCGTCTTCCCAAAGCACATCAAAGGCATCGTTATCGATATCGCCAGCCTCTGTGCTGGCAATGGTGTCGAGCAAATAGATGAGGTTGTCCAGATTCATGCTGCCTCCTTCTCGCTCGGCAGGCCGATAAGAGCGTTCAGGTCAGCAGTCGGAAGGGCAGGGAGCTGAACCTTCTTGATCTCTGCGGGAAGGAGTTCTGCTGCCTCTGGCCATACCTTCAGCAATCGGGTGTCGGTGTGGATGTTGGCCAATGCTGCGATGACATTCTTCTCAATGCTGATGGCCTTCTTGTCCAAATCGATTCTGGCGTTATCGATTTCGTAAAACTCTTCCACGAGAGGATTGCCGGCCTGCAGGGTGTGAGAATGGATTGCAGGCTTTGAAACTGCGACACCTTTGCCACTGATATGGCCATTGAAGTAGGCATAGGCAGTCACGCCGGCAACGTTCACATACATCTCCTTTCTGTGGACGATTCCGACCCCTCCGCTTCGGAGGGATTCAGGTATCACTGCAAGTGCTTCACGCACCTGTTTGGTAACTGTTTCAATTTTTCCGGCCAGTTCACTACCCAATGCATCGACACGGACGGCTTCTGCCCAAGCCTCGCGGCGCTGGCGCAACGCCTCTTCCTCTGCCGGGATTCCAGCTTTAGCTATGGCTGCGATAACAATTTGCTGCTTAATCTGGTTGGTCAGTCTCATAGTCATTCCAAACTTCCTCACTCGTTGCGACCCGTACCCCGGATCAGGGCTTGGCCTTCTTGGCCGACTCTGCCTTCTTCGCGATCCTGGCTACTGCGCGGGCCGCCTTGAGGCACTCATCGAACACCTTCCCTTTGGCAAAGCTGGGTGTCCGGTCGAAATAGCGCTTGGCTTCAGCCACGCCCAGCGAGATCGCATGGGGGGGGAATTGCTCTTTCTCCAGCGTTGCCTTGATGTGCTTGGCAATGAACTCGCTTGGGTGCATGGCTGCCTCCGCTATCTCTGAAATGGGACTCATCACACAAGCGACAGGCAAAAGGAGGCCGTGACCCGCTGTTGGGCCGCTATCGCTTGTGGGATAAGGGCCCCGTTGCCTGGGCCAGGAGAGAACATGTCGGGCTGATTGGTCAGGGCCTGGAGCCCTGTGCCAGCGTGGGCGGTGGTGCTGCCCTGGATGGCGCCGTCAGGTGGGTGACGGTTGGTGTTGCAAGTTGGTCAGCTGCCAGCCCGAGCAGCCAGATCAACATCAGGAGTAGTAACCACATGCGTTGCACCTGTGGTGAGGCTGAGCGCTTCACAGCGAGTCAGCCGTTCTTGTTGTCGGCACCGGTGCGCCCTCACGGGCAGACCTACCATTTCGAAACTGTCGCCTCTCGGCGAGGGCCTTGGTGGCGCTTCACAGCGGGACCAGGCGACCGCGTAACCCTGCGGTGGGTTGGTTGCCGGTTACCCTATCCGGTGTCAGCGCTGAGGTCTTTCTACTTGCTCAACTGACGGGTTGGCTGTGGTGGCCTACGATTGCACTTCCTATCGGCGCCTACCGACTGCATGCAGCGGATGGTATGGCTATCACCACAACTCAGTTGGCTCTGGTCGCCGGTTCGCTCGTCCGTGGGCGCGTAGCCTCGTAAGTCCCCTGCAAAACCAACTGAGTTGCAGCCTGGCTGTTCACTTCGCCAGGCCGGAGGCATTCAGGACTTTGCCTGCAAACTGCCCGCTCGAGCTTTGTGCTCTTTGCCTGCCTCGGTTTTCACCGTGTAGAACACTCCACCACCACGGCGTGCACCGAGGTCTTTGATGTCGGTGATAACGGCAGGCACCGTTTCACGGGTTTTGGGGTTGGTGTACTGCACTGGGTCATTCAGTTTCATGTCGTCTCCTATGTATCTGGTTGCACTGCTCGTTGCTGTCTTTCCAGCTGCCAGCCGGTCACTGACCATGTTTTCCGGTCACCTTGGTCGGCACGCATTCAAGCCTTGCCAAGGGAGAGCGGGGAGGTGAGTCAGCCCGGTTGCCGGTGTTATGTCCCCAAGCGGTAGTTGGCCACCGCTGCCAGTGTTGTGCTGGCCCTCCGGCTGGGGTTGTCTTTCGCATTCAGTAGTTTTCGGTTTCTGTTTACGTGAAAAATAGTAACCATTGGTTTCACAAAGATCAACTATCGGTTTCCATTTTTTTTGTGTTTTTTTCGTTCCCTACGAAAAGGGGTAAAATGGAGCCTTTGTTGCTGAGGTGGGGATCAGGATGACCAGTAGATATGGAATGTGGTTTGTTGGTGCGCTTGCATTGCTGTTGTCACAGGTCGTGATGGCAGCACCAGGGGAGAAGGTGATCTCGCCTGAGGCGCTATTCGATGCGATCGGCCAGCAGCCAACCAAGAGCTACACCGTAGATGACGGAAATGGGTGGTACTTTGCCACTTCAGGGAGGGATATTTGGGATGAGGAAAAGACTGACCCAGAGTCTGGGCCGCGCTTCAGTGTGGAGTATCGAGGCAAGCCGTTGTCTCGCATAAATCTGACGCTGCAGCAGTTCAATGATGATCCTGAGCAGCGGCAGAATAATGCCAAGGTAGGCGTGCTATTTGCCAAAGCGATCGAGGCGATCACCGGCAGCGGTGAGGTGATTGGTCAGCTGGAAAGCGGGAAAATCTCAGGGAAGATGGCTGGCTTTGTGAACGGATATCGCATTACATCAAGCCCGGCCAGCGATGGAGAGAGGTTCGTTACCATCTACAGGGAGTAGGTTCAGCAAGCAGGGCGCCAGTAGCGCCCTTACTCTTCCAGAATCGCGCAGCGAACCACGCCGCAGCAGGTCACGCCATCAGATACAAGCAGCATCCTGTATTGCGGGTTGAGGGGTTTGAGATACCACTTGCCGGCATCACTCACCAGGTCTTTGAAGGTGGTCTCCCCACCAACAATTGCCACCACTTTTTTGCCGACAGCGGGCTCCACATCAGGGTCCACGATTAGCACGGTGCCTTCCGGATATGAGCGCCCGCCATCTCTGGAGATCATCGAGTCACCCTTTACCCTCACGCCAAATGCACGATTGCCAACCCGCACCGGGCTTGGGATGTGACAGATGATCTCGCTGTCGTCGAATTCGGTGTCTTCACTGCAGAACCCGGACACATCATCCCATGCAATGATCGGGACTACGCCCTCGGAGCTTGGCGTCCATTCTTGCTCTTCATCCTGGCCTGTCAGCATCCACTGAACTGACCTGCCGATGAGCCTGGATATCTCGCCTAGACGCTTCACTTCCGGGAGGCTTTCACCAGAAAGCCATTTGCTAATTGCAACGCGTGACGGGGGATCTCGCAACATGCTTTGCAATTTTCCTGCTCGGCCTCGCTCTGCTAATCCCTTTTCTTCTAGGGCTTCGTTCAGGCGTTTGGCAAAAGCAATTTTGTCGCCTTCGTAACGAGCCATCTCTTCGCTTCTCTGTCGCATCTTTTTGTTCCCTCTATTGTCCCCGTCTCATTGCAAACTTTCAGTTGCTAGTAAAAGAAACTATTGGTTACACTTAAGCCCGTGATAAATGAACAGGACGCCCAGATGAACGCGCTGCTTGTGCGATTCAAGACTAAAACCGCGCTGGCTAAAGCGCTGGATGTGACCCCTCAGGCTGTCGTGCGCGCATTCACGCGAGAAGTCGTCCCGGCCACCTGGGTACCGAAATTACTGAAGCAAGGGTTAAGCCAAGAAGAGATTTCAGCACTCCCCCTTGCCGGACGAGCCGCCGACATTCTGTCAGCTTTGAACCTGAAGACCGACCTTGGAGCAGATCATGACACAGCAAACCGAAACTTCCACGTTAAGTAAACCTTCGGTTTCACGTCCGAACGTTTTAGTAGCTGCTTACCTGCTCGGCAAGGACCACAACATCAGCGAGATCGCCCGCCTGATGGGCAAGGGCGAGAACGTGCTGGCCAACAAGCTCAACCCGGATTGCGACAGCCATCACCTGAACCTGGGTGAGGCAGTCGCAATCACCGAGCTCACCGGTGACAACCGGATTCTGGACGCTTGGGCTGCCAGCCGCGGCAAAGCGCTGGTTGACCTGCCGGCCGGGGTCGTCAGCGATGATGACCTGGTGGAGCAGGTGCTGCTGGCTCAGTCGGTGTTCGGCAAGCTCATGCAGTCGATCCACGACGCCCGGGCTGACGGCGTGATCGATCGGATGGAGCACGGCCAGATTGAACGGATCGGCACCCAGGCCGCCGAGCATGTGCTGGGGCTGATCCGCACCACCGCCGTCAACGTGCGGACCCTGCCGCCCGCTGCCGGCAAGTAGAAACAAGGCGGCCCCGCACTGCGTCAACAGTCGGGGCCATGGTTCAAACATCACAAGAGGATGTGAACATGGAAAAGCATACGGATAACAATGCCTTTGAGCAAGGGTTCAATCGCATGCCTATGGTCGAGCGGCCGCGCCAAGAGTGGCCCCGACGTCAACGCAGGCGCAGCGTCATTCCCCCCATACTGCCAAGGCTGGTGAGCAGCCAGAGCGGCACCTTCCTGGTGTATGGCGGGTTTCGTCACGGCATCAAGATCCCAGTCTCCCCAGAGCAGGCAAGCCGCCACCTTGAGTGTCTGATGCAACTTCTCCGGGAGGTGAGTCATGGGTGAGGTGATCAGACTGGCGGCCCAGGCGGTCGCCCCTATCAACAGGAAGGCGAGCAGCAACATGGGTGACAACCGTCGCAGTGGTTATGTGGTGTGCTGGCGTTCGTTGCTGCAAGCTGACTGGGCCCGCAATGCCACCAAGCTGGCGGCCTGGATGCGGTTGATCGGTCTGGCCGCCTACGAGACGGGCTGTGTGCGCTACAAGGGCCGTGACTGGCACCTGATGCGTGGCCAGCTGGTGATCAGCGCAACCGAGCTGGGTCAGCAGCTGTGTGACGAGCGCGGGCGTGGTCTCGACAAGAAGTCGACCGAGCGCCTGCTTGGCTGGTTCGCCAAAGAGGGGATGCTCGAACTGCGTGGCACCCCGTGGGGCACCATCATCGAGATTTGCAACTACGACGACTATCAGGCCGCCCTGCAGCCGGTTACCTCTAATTGCGAGTCATTCGCAACAGAGCAGTTTGAGGGCGCGACAAATGGGGCGCCCATCGGGGTGCACATCGGGGTGCCGAGTGTCCCGCCAAAAGCCTTTACTGATGCGGCTTTGAGTAGTGATGCTGTCGCGCCGACTGTCCCGCCCATCGGGACCCCGACAGTCACGACAACAGAACAAGAAGTAAAAGAATTAGATAGTACAGAGGATCTTAAACAGATCTCTTGTCCGGTTTCTGACGAAACCGAACGAGACCGGAAGCGCAAGGTCACCTTGGTGGTGAGCCTGGAGGCGAGGGAGGTGCTGGAGCACTTCAACGCTGTCGCCGACCGCCGCTATCAGGCCAAGCCAACCGCCCTGCAGAACATCAACGCCCGACTGGCCGACGGCTACTCGGTCACCGATCTGCAGCTCGTGGCGGACTTCAAGACCGCTCACTGGGCTGCCGACCTGAAAATGAGCGAGTACCTGCGCCCGATGACCGTGTTTGCCCCGCAGAAATTCGACGGCTACCTGGCTGCTGCCAAGCGCTGGGATTCCATCGGCCGCCCGCGCTGCGTGAACGGCGAGTGGGAGGGCTACGAGCGCAAGCGCCCCATGTCAAACCTGGCCAATGCCCAGAAGCAGGCCCAATCCATCATGGCATCAGCGGGAGTCGGCTATGACGACAACACCATCCTCTGACGTGGTTGTGCTGCACCAAGGCAGCCTGCAGCAAGACCAACGCGCTGCTGACCCGTTAACCCTGTTCCTGGCCAACGAGCTGTTCCCGATGATGCTTGCCTTCTGGCCGGCCAGCGCCAACCAGCTGGACAGCAACGCCGCCGGCACCGCCAAAGCGTGGGCCCTGACCATCAAGGGTTTCCCTGTTGGTCTGGTCCGTGAAGCGGTGCTGCAGCTTGCGGATGACGTCGAGCGTCAGTTTGCCCCGCGCCCTGCCGAAGTGAAGGCCCTGGTGGTGCGCCTGATGCAGGCTGCCCAGCCAGTCACCCCGACCGGGCAAACCCTGTCGACTCGGGCCTGCGAGATGATCGCCGAGGTCAGGGTGTTGAAACGCGACGGTGCGGTACCGCCTGAACGGGTGGCAGCCGAGCTGGCCAGCCTGCAGGCCGAGCTGCGTCAGCGTGGCGTCATCGTGACAGGGAGGATTGCGTGATGGCCAGTCAATTCAACGCGAATGTTGAGCGCGATGTACGTGAGGCGCAGTTCTGTCGGGTGGCCATCTATCCGCCGGTGCGAGGCTGGGTGGGGGAGCGGGTGCACCTGGAGGTGTCAAACTCGCTGGACACCCTGGGCAAGACCTATGCCGCCACCGGTGCCGGGTATTACCTGGTGTGGGATGGGGCCGAGGAGGCACGGGCAGATGCGGCGCGGATCCGGGGCAAAGCGGTGGAGCTGGTGAGGGTGAGGCCATGATGCACTACTACGCCCAGCACACGGCGACCCGGGATTGGTACGCCCCGGTGCTGACCATCGAGGAGGTGGAGCGCACCAGGGAGGCGGGGATCCCGATCTTTATGGCGCTCTACCAGATTATGGAGTCTGGATTTGATCCGGTGGCCAAGCAGGCCGCCGACGTTGTCGGGGCGGCGCTGACCCGCGCAGCCCGTTACACCACCACCGGGAGGGGGAGGAACAGATGAGCCTTGAATGGATGTTTCTGGGATTGGCGCTGGCCTGGCTTGCGTTGCTTGGGATGGCCTGGCTGACCCTGCGCCAGTGGTTGGCACAGGAGGTGGGCCCTGAACTGGAGTGGGACGAGTTCGAGGAGGAGCCGCGGTTGGTATCGGCCTGCCGAGAATTGAGCGAGCTGGCGGCCAGAACCAGGGAGGCCAGCCATGGCTAAGGCGGGGCTTCTGGTGATGCTGGTGTTTGTGGCGCTGTTCATGGCTGCAAACCTGTCGGCGGGCGCCCCCGCCGTGAACAACCTGGCCGAGGAGGCCCGTGATGACCAATAAGCCACAGGTGGGGGTAGGGCAGATATTGCTGGAAGGGGTAAAGGTCTATGTGGCTGGCCCCATGACCGGTTTGCCGGAGTTCAACCGGCCGGCGTTCTTTGCCGCAGAGGCGCACCTGAAGTCGCTTGGCGCCCAGGTGATGAACCCGGCGATCCTGCCAGATGGTTGGTGCCATGAGGCCTATATGCGGATCGCCATCCCGATGCTGATGGAGTGCGAGGCAGTGGCCTTTCTCCCAGGCTGGCAGCAGAGCAGTGGGGCCCGCCGAGAGTTCACCCGGGCGCAGGCGTTTGGTCTCGATCTGTACCAGTTGAGCGTTGGTGACGTGGTCGGGCAAATCTGGATCAATGGCATTGAACTACTGGATATTTAAACAGTATTATTTGGCCAAGGCCTACATCATGACAATCGGGAGAATGACATGGCAGGAGAGGGGAGTGCGGTAGTTATGTTCAGCAATGAACAGTTTGGTTCTATCCGCATTGAACAAGATGGCGATCAGCTGTGGTTTGTGGCGTCTGATGTAGCCCGTGCGCTGGGTTATGAGAAAACCAATAGCATGAACAAGCTGATTGACGAAGAGGACAAGCGCAAGAGGGTGCTCCAATCTGGAGCAAACTATGTAAATCAATCACTTATAACTGAGGCTGGTCTATATCAGGCTATCATGTCCAGCACTCTCCCTGCTGCTAAGGCATTCAAGCGTTGGGTGATGAGCGAGGTGCTGCCATCATTGCGCAAGACCGGCCAGTACCAGGTTGCAGACAGCCCTGCAGTCAATGTGGAGGCGGTACAGGTCGAGCTGCTGTTTGCCGAGACCGCCGCCCGCATGCTGAACGTCAGCAACTCCGGCAAGCTGGGCATGCTGCAGACCATCCAGCGCCAGCATGGCCTGCCGAACCTGCTGCCCTCCTACGCCATCGACGCGCCGAGCGACGCCACTGACGGCAGTTCGCGGGCCACCTTCTCGGCCACCGAAGGCCTGAAACAGCACGGGGTGACCATGGGCGTGCGCTACTTCAACGCGCTGCTGGAGTCGAAAGGGCTGCTCGTCAAGATGAGCCGGCCGTCCAGCAAGACCCCAGACAAGCAGAAGGAGTTCTGGTCGATCACGCCTGCCGGGCTGCGTTATGGCAAGAACATCGTGGATCCGCGCTGCCAGCGGGAAACCGCCCCGCACTGGTACCAGAGCCGTTTTGCCGATCTGCTGGCCAAAGTCGGCCTGGGGAAGGTGGCGGCATGACACAGACAATTGAATTGAGGAGCATGCAGTATGAATAACCCCAGTCTGGTCGCCGTCGTCGATATCGAGACGCTCGGCAAGGGAGCTGATGCTGTGATCGGCTCCATCGGGGTGGTGATTGTCGATGTCACTCGGCTGCAGGCCATTGATGAGTTCTACTGCCGGATCGATCTGGCGCAGGGCCGCCAGCGCGATGACGACACCTTGGCATTCTGGGAGCAGCAAAAGGCGGAGAGCCCAGCGGCCTGGGAGGAGATGTTCGGCAATGCTGGCCGGCTGTTCCTGGTGGATGCGCTGCAGGCGCTGTCCAACTTCTTGTCCCGACACTTCAGCAAGGCGGCCGCCGTCGAGTTGATGGGCAACGGCAGTGAGTTTGACAACGTGCTGCTGGAGGATGCCTACCGGCAGTGGGGTGTGGAGCAGCCATGGTGGTTCAGAGGTAACCAGAGCCTTCGCACTGCCGTCTGGATGGGCCGAGTGCTGCTTGGGATTGACCCAAAGTACCAGCGGCCATTTGAGGGGATCCGTCACCACGCCCTGCATGATGCCCGCCATGAAGCCGCCTACTTGATCGACATCTTGGCCGGCTTCAAACGTGAGCTGGGCTACTACGAGGCAGAGGCATGAACCTTCCCTGCGGTTTGTCACTTCGGCCCTACAGCGGGCCATTCGCCGGGTCCCTGCACCACGTCGTGGATAGCAACGGGGTGGTTGTGCGCAATGCCACCGTGCTGGAGGTGGAACTGGCGGCCGCCCTGCATGAGCTGGAGCGATCTGCCGAGGTGATGCAGCATGCTGCTGCCACCGGCATGACGCCGGAGGCGCTGGCCTTCGCAGCAGAACGGGCAGCCCACTCTGCCAGCCGGATCCGGCAGGAGGTATCTGGCCATGATATTCAATCTGGCGCGGCTTCCTGAAGGGGACCGTCAGAGGGTACAATTGGATAAGCAGGCGGCCCTCCTTGTGTGGCGGTGTCGCCTCGGCCAGGCGAGTCGCGATGATGTCGCCAAGGCCATCACTCAACAGCCAGCGGAGTACCAGGAGTATTTTCGCGATCGGCTGAACCACTACCGTGAGGTAAAGGGGTCACATGAGCAGTAAATTCACGAGCCGCAGCGCGGCCAGAGCGCAGCACCTGCAGCAGCAGGCCAACAACCCTGCCGGGGCCGCTATCAATGCCAGCGCCGAGCTGTTCCGTTCCATCGACACCGCCTGCCCGGGCCTGACTGCCGCCGAGGCTGCTCGCCGGGTTATCGCATCCGAAGCAACCGCCCTGCGCCGCACGGCAAGCTATCAGCTTCTAGCCCGTCTTGGCCCGCTGCTCGATAAGTTGGAGATGGTGGAGAAGCTGGGATGATGCCGACCCATCCGGTCTTTGTGCCAGAGATGGGGGTGGTGCTGCTGAAGGTGGGGGAGGAGCTGGCCAAGCTGCGCACCTCTCTCTCAAACCGCCCGGCGGTGCTCGTCCCCGCCCCAGAAGGGGGTGATCTGCTGGCCCAGTTCCCTGAGCTGGCCAGGGCTCTGCTCAATCCTGCCATCGTCAAGGCTGCCGGCGGCGAGCTGGCCTTGCGCAGCGTGGGCCAGTGCCTGATCGGCCATGGCTGCATCGGGGAGTCGGTCACCGCCGTGATGGGCGGCCTGCCGCTGCCGCTGTGCTGGCACCACGATAACGAGTTCCGCGACGGCCAGTTGCCGTTCGACCCAGGTCAGCATGCCGAGGCGATCGCCCGGGCGCTGCTGACCAAGGTGGCCGGCTGGTGCGGGGTGCAGATTGTCCAGTTGCAGGCACGGGATCTCTGTTGGTGGGCCAGCGTGTACAAGGTGCAGGGGCATCTGCCGATCGCCGTTGTTCGCCAAGCCTGCCGCTTGCCGCCGCTGGAGCCAGAGCGGGTGCTGGTACCCGGGCGCGGTTACCGGGAGACTGATGCCCGCTATCGGGTGAACCAAGAGGCCCTGCTGGAGCAGGATCCGCTGGCAGAGCTGCGCGGCAGGATCAAGGCCAAGCCGGTGGTGAAGGCCATCGACCCAGAGCCGCCGATGCTGCACATCCCCCGCCCCAAGATGAAGCGGTGGGAGTCTGCCAACTATCTGGCGTTCGTGCGCCAGCTGCCCTGCGTGGTGACCGGCCAGACCGATGGTATTGAGGCACACCATGTGGTGGGGCACGGGCTCAGCGTGATGGGCAGCAAGACCCATGACCTGATGACCTTTCCGCTCTGCCACCAGGCACACATGGAATTGCACAACAATGGCTGGCAGCAGTGGGAGCAAGCCCACGGCAGCCAGCTGGATCACGTCGCGATGACGTTAAACAAGGCCGCCGGCCTGGGAGTGTTTGGATGACGCCATACAGTGGAAGGGGGGTGAAGGCGCGGGCCCGCCCGCAGCCGGTACCGGGCTCGATGAACAAGACCGAGGAGGCCTATGCCGGCCACCTGCGTCAGCTGATGCTGGCAGGGGAGGTGCTGCATTTCGAGTTTGAACCGCTCAAGCTGCGGCTGGCCGATAAGACCTTCTACACCCCGGATTTCATGGTGGTGCGCCGGGATGGGCTGATCGAGCTGCACGAAGTGAAAGGGTTCTGGGAGGACGATGCCCGGGTCAAGATCAAGGTGGCCGCCAAGCAGCACTGGATGTTCACCTTCGTCGGGGTACAGCGCAAAGGCGCCGGCTGGTCACTGGAGGCATTCTGATGAGGCTCGAATACGCAATTTCCATCGGTTCGCCGCGCTCGGTGATGATCCAGGCGATTCAATCTCGTTCGACAGGAGCCAGCCATTTGACCAAGGCGGATGTTCTGGGGGCCCTTGGTCTGGTGCAGAAATACGAGGCCGTTGGCCTGGCACTGGTGATGGCCCGCTACACCAAGGACAAGGAGAGCCACCGCAAGGCGGTGATCGGGGTGATGGCCGAGTGCAGCAAGCTGGCACCGAAGTACGTGGGGGCCATCAAGGAGCGCCGGCAAGGTCTGGCGCTCAAGGCGCTGGCCGCACTGGCGGTTCAGCATTTCTGCCGCACCGTGGACACCCCGGGGGCGGCCTGCCACCCGCAGTTCTGCCGGGGGCGCGGGGTGATCCGTGATCTGGAGCTGAGCCGGCTGCACGGCAAGGCCATCGACAAGACCTGCCCTCGCTGCAATGGTACCGGCCTGCGCCCGATCCCGGGCACCCAGGTGCGCCGCGCCATCGAGCCGCTGCTGGGCACTCTGACCCGTGTCGAGTGGGAGCAACAGTGGTACCCGCTCTATCAGGCGGTGCTGGCATGGTGCCATGTGCAGGAGAGTGAGGTGGAGGCGTTCTACAAGCGAGTGACGGCGGCGTGAAGACGACCAGATGGGCTTCAAAGTGCATCGCAAGAGCGTTTCTGCAGTATTGATCACACTTGACGAACTGGTCAGACCACTAATTATTTAAAGTTTAGTATACTAAATCTGTCGATACTGACCGGAACCCATTGGGGGTATTGATGTCGGAGCTGTTAGACTAACGGTTCCCCCAGCCTGTGAGCGGGGTAAATAGACTAGACCGGATTACTTTCACTCCATTTGAGTGGCAAACAAAGCGCTTTATGCGCTTTTTTTGTTTTTCTAGATTGCGCTCAGGTTGTTATTTCGTCGGCTTAGTATCCAGCTTACCTTCTTCGCATTCCCTTTTGGGACAGTGCCTTTTCCCCACTGGTCGAGCTCATATGCTGAAACGATTTTCATCTTCAACTTATCTACAGATCCAATCGGCTTGTTGATATCAAAGAAGATCGCGTAGTCGTGAGCCTCCATGTAATGGTACTGTTCATTCCTCTTCTTATTAAGATACGGGATGGCGTAAGAAGAGATGAAGTTGTTTTCAATCAGGTCTCTCAGTCTGAAGCTAGCTTGGTACCTTTCTTCAGACCAGTATCTTTCCTCATGCCTAAATGGCATGAGATACCCACCTTTTTCATCTGTAAAACAATGACTTAAAAAGCTTACAGTCAGCTCTATATCCCTATTATCAACATTTACTGTCATGGTGAAGCTGCCAAGATGTGACAGATCTTTGAACTCCCCATCAATGTCAAATCCCCGCCAACTCACTGTTTTTAATCCCTTTCACCATCATGTTGAGATGCGCGATAGTATATCTCAGGCTCCTCGCACAGCGTAGATGTTCCTCAATTCAACACCATGTTGTTGCTATAGGGATTTCATTGATACGCGTCGTATAGCGGGGGCTGAGCTGTTCTCGCTTCATCATCCACTCTTTGGTGTCCCGGCCGCGGGCCGCAAAGTAGACCTTCCCCAGCCGCCCCCTGTTGATCTTGTCGATGACCTGCATCAGCGCCTCGCTGCGTGGGGCTTGCTGGTCGCCAGCAAACAGGTCGCCCTGCTGCATGCCCATCGGGGTGAAGTCGGCCAGCATCACGCCTCCTTTCTGGTACCGCTGCTCATCTCGCCAGATACGAGGGAGCAGGGCGGGTATCTGGGCCAGTAGTGCCCGGGTGTCATGGGTGGGCATGGCCAACCTGGTGCTCACCTGGTTGCCGTAATAGGGAGCCTTGTCGCTGAATGGGCTGGTACGGATGAACAGGGTGACATGGCGGCAGCACATGCCCTCGGCTCGCAGCTTTTCTGCTGCCCGTTCCATGTAGCCGGCGAGCGCCTGGTGCATGGGGCCGATCTGGGTGATGCGCTCCCCGAAGCTCCTGCTGCAGATGATCTGCTGTTTGGCCTGCGCAAGCTGCTCGAGGTCAGCACAGGGGATCCCCCGCAGCTCCTGCACCGTTCTCTCCACCACGACCCCATATTGGCGCCGCAGGCTCTTGGGGTCGGCAGCGACCAGTTCGGCCACAGTGCGGATCCCCTGAGACTCCAGCTTGGCCGTCAGCCGCCGGCCAATCCCCCATACTTCCTCGATCTGGGTGATGGCCATCAGCCTGGCCCGCCGGGCTTCGTCGCGCAGGTCCACCACGCCGCCGGTGGCCGGCCACTTCTTGGCGGCATAGTTGGCAAGCTTGGCCAGCGTCTTGGTGGGGCCGATGCCGACTCCTACGGTGAGGCCGGTCCACTGCTGCACCCGTTCGCGGATCTGTCGGCCATAGGCCACCAGGTCGCCGGCCCAGCTTTCGCTCAGCTCAACAAACGCCTCGTCAATGCTGTAGACCTCCACTGCCGGCGCCATACCTTCCAGGATGGTAATCACCCGCTGGGACATATCGCCATAGAGGGTATAGTTGCTGGAGAACCAGATCCCTCCCATCGACTCGAAGAACTGGCGGATCTGGAAGTAGGGGACCCCCATTTTGATGCCAATGGCTTTTGCCTCGGCCGAGCGGGCAACCACGCAGCCATCATTGTTGGAGAGCACCACGATGGGCCGCCCCTTCAGATCAGGCCGAAACAGGCGTTCGCAGGAGGCGTAGAAGTTGTTCACATCTACCAGGGCGATGGCTGTGGGCATGGTCTACCCCAGCTTGGTCTTGTGGAGCACGAAAGTGACAACGCCGAATATCTCCAGCTCCTGCCCTTCTTGCGGATAAATCGGAGGAAAATCAGGGTTGGCCGGCAGCAGGGCGGGCCGGGGCGTTTCCTGCAGTTCCTTGACGGTGAACTCGCCATCCAGGCAGGCCAGCACGATGGCGCCGTGGCGGGCCTTTACTGCCCTGTCGATAACAAGCAGGTCGCCGTCATGGATCCCCTTCCTGACCATGCTGTGCCCACTGGCGCGCACGTAGAATGTGGCGGCCGGATGCTCGATGCAGATCTGGTTCAGGTCGATGGTCTGCTCCACATAGTCTTGGGCCGGGCTGGGGAAGCCACAGGCGACAGGTGACATGAACAGCGGCAGCTCAAGGCTGTCGGGTGATGGGTGCGGGATAGCAAGCATGGTTGTGGCTCTTACTGTGTTTTTGTACAGTATAGCAAGGGCCCTTGCCGTCCGCATCAGGTGCCAGTTGGGTTAACGCGGGTTTGCCGAGGCAGCCTTTCACCACATTAAAATCATTTTAGCGGCTAAAAATGTACTGTTGTGACAAACCAATATTCTGTATCGGTAAAACATTTTTAAAATACTATATAAGCAATGCATAGATGCTTTAGGCGACGACAGGCTGGTGCCGTTAAAGTGTTTAAGCAACCAACTCGCTTAAACTCTTTTTTGTGGAGGATGATACCAGTCTTAAAATCATTTTATAGCATCTGCCAATGGTTACTTTTGGTGCACATGAACACCCTAACAATCAATATTAAAAATCTGATGCTGAACAACCGGCCATGATTATTTGATTTTGTGATGATGTCATCATGCTGAGCGCACAAAAGTAGATAGTCCATTAAAGTCAGGCGGCATGCAGGCTCTGAGGTGGTCGAGGTGATGAGGCTGGTTCGATTGGGGCCATTCCTGCCCGGCGCCGGCCCACATCAAGATTGCAATCTTGATTGGTAATCAGCCTTAAAGCCTTTAATGCTGCTGTGTTGGTGTGAGTTGCCAGTCACCATGGTTTGATGCGATAGGTAAGGCCAGTTAGGCCGACCATGATGTAGCGGATAGTGGCAATGTTTATATCAGGTATAAAAAAACATTGTTATCTATTATTGTTGTGACGCTTCAACGATGGATGGGATGATATTTCACGTATTGCTTTTATGTTTTACATAAACTCAAGTTAGAAAATTTCTTAACTATAATCTACAGGCAGTAGAAAAATGCTACAGAGAGTAGCTTTGTTCCGATGGAACAATTTTCATCGCTGAACTTTGTTAATAAAGAACTTGCCGAAACCAGTTGACAGACTGAATTTCATATCTGTAGATTATGAGCACTGGCAGCTCCTGCCGAATAACTAACGCATTCAATTTTTATCCGAGCATGTGATGCCGGAGGTCCGTTATTATGTTGATGACAGATTATCCTCTCCAATATTGGCAGGAGAGAGGGGTTTTTGCATCCCAGGTTAATGGGGATGATTTTATGGAGTTCAAGGTTTCTTATTTGCTTGGAGCTGGAAACTCTGCGATCAGGATGATGCTCCTGGCTCACGAGCTTGCCGGCCGCGATATGGGGGCGTGCTGGGCAGAGCTGGCTGCGCTGCAACAAGCCACCGGCATGAGCGGGCTCGGCGAGGTGTTTATATTGACAGGGGCATTTGGCCCGAGGAGGAGAAATGAATCTGGAAAAATTATGGGTAGTTGGCGTTTTGATGGTGACTCTGGCCGTTGGATACGGCGTATATCTAGTAGGTAGTTACTACATTTTGCAGAACCAGGCTAGGTTGTGTGCACAAGGGTGGAAAGGGAGTTTACCAGACGGGGAGGCTGAACAATGCTCAATGCTGTTTACTCAGCCAGAGAAATTTGTGAAGCGGACTGCTGACGGTTATGTTCTTATCGGTGGCTTCCAGATAAGCCGTCATGACCTAAGCATGATCCATAAGGCAGTGATGGATAGTGCGCCAGAAACTATAGCTGGCGTGGCGTCATTCGATGAGTGGTGGAGTCACTTGCCAGCGGGTGGCAGTTGACAGTCAAAAGCAATTTTGTGTAGAGTAAAACCCAATGATGGAAGACTGCACCCGAAAGGATGCGGTCTTTTTTTCTTTTCTGTTTCCAAACCTCGGCTTTGCCGGGGTTTTTTCATTTCTGGAGCCCCGCGGGGTGGTGGGTATGAAGATGCCTGAAAAAGACCTGGGCCTGCTGGCCTGGTTGCTGGCCTGGGCCGATGCCCACTGGCCCGCTTTGTACGGCTTTATCCTGTCGGTGGTGATCTCCTGGTTGAGGGTGACCTATTCCGGCGGAGCAATAAGGCAGCGCCTGCTGGAGTCTGCCTTGTGTGGCGCTATCTCGTTGTCGGTGATGTCTGGGCTGGACCTGCTCGGAATCCCAGCGACGGCCTCGGGCTTTGTCGGCGGCTCTATCGGTTTTCTCGGGGTAGAGAAAATCCGCGAGTTTGCTGGTCGTGTGCTCGATCGGAGGTTTGGCGATGGTCAAGGTTAACCGCATTTCAGTGGATGGCGTAGCCGTTGCTCACTACTTCGAGAACTGCAAGCTGCAGGCCTATCCTGACCCGGGCAGCAAGAACGGTGAACCTTGGACCATCGGCCGGGGGCATACAGGCCCCGAGGTGAAGCCTGGGCTGGTGTGGACGCAGGCACAGGCCGATGCCGCGTTCCTGGTAGACATTGCACGTTTCGAACGTGATGTGCTGTCGCTGGTCAAGGTGCCCGTCAATCAGGGCCAGTTCGATGCCCTGGTGCTGTTCAGTTACAACGTCGGCAGCAAGGCCCTTGAAAGCTCTACCCTGCTGCGCAAACTGAACGCCGGCGACTATGACGGTGCTGCGGTCGAATTCCGCCGCTGGAACAAGAACGATGGCAAGGTGATGCGCGGCCTTACCCGCCGCCGTGCTGCAGAGGAATACCTGTTCAGGGGCATGAACGGCAGTGAGGCAATTAAGCATGGAGTGGCAGCAGCATGATCCCAGTCAGGCAGATCCTTAGCTCATCCCGTCCCGTGGTGTGGTTTCTGGTTCGCCTGACCGCTGTGGCGCTGCTGGTGTGGTGGATAAACCACTCTGGCTACACCGAGGGCGCCCACGACAAGGATCTTGAGTGGTCTGCCAAGTGGGATAAGCAGTCTGCCGAACTGGCGACGGCAAGGGCCAATGCTGAGATTGCTGCCCGCGAGGCTGAGCAGCGCCGTCAGGCTGATATGGATAAGGTGAGACAAGATGCAGAAAAACAGATCGCCAATGCTGAACGCGACGCTGCTGTCGCTGACGCTGCTGCTGTCGGCCTGCGCGAGCAAGCCCGCCGTCTTGCTCTCAGAGCCGGTCGGTGCGCCAGCCATTCCGGCACTGCCCAGTCAGGCGATGCAGCCGGACAGTCCGCCGTGGTGCTCGCCGACCTGCTCGGCCGGGCTGATGCGCGAGCGGGAGAGTTGGCAAGAGCGTATGACCGCGCTCGAGCATCAGGCTTGGCCTGCCAAAGAGCCTACTTCTCCCTGACCAATCCAAATTAACCGAATTGCCGCACCGAGCCACTCTCCAAACTGACGGGTCGTCCCGTGTAACTGCGTCCGGTGCGGCGCCCTATTTGAAGCGATAGCCATGCCACCACGTATTAAGCAGATCTGCCGGGCCAAAGGGTGTCATGCACTGACCGATGCCCCAGGCGGGTATTGTGCAGACCATGCGGGGCAGGCTGTCGGCTGGCGGCGTGTCGCTGCCAAGTCGTCATCATCCGAGCGTGGCTATGGTGCCAGCTGGCGCAAGCGCCGCGATCGCATCATGCAGCGAGATCGCGGACTGTGTCAGCCCTGCATCCGCAAGGGGATCATCTCCTCCGCCTATGCCGTTGACCACATCGTGCCAAAAGCCGCAGGCGGCACGGATGACGATACCAACCTCGAGGCCATCTGCCGGCTCTGTCACAAGCAGAAGACGCAGCAGGAGGCCTCCGCTGGCCGCCACGGGCAATCCTGAGGGGGAGGGGGGGGCAAATCCTTCCACCTTTTCGCCTCCGTGACTGCCAGCCCGGTCGAATTTTTATACCCGCGAAATTAAAAATTTAAATGGAGGGCGCGATGGCAGGGGCACCAAGAGCGCCTGGTCAAGGTCGCAAGACCAAACCGACGGCGCTGAAGCGGCTGGCCGGCAACCCCGGCAAGCGCTCGCTGAACAACTCCGAGCCCACCTTCACCCCGCTGCTCTATGTCGAATGCCCTGAATGGCTGGCAGAGGATCAGTGGGCTCCAACCATGTGGGACATGGTGATCCGTGAGCTCTGCGGTGCCGAGGTGCTCTGCGTCACAGACCTACACAACCTCGAGGCCTTCTGCGCCGCCTACTCGCGCTGGCGCAGAGCCGAAATCGAGATCGCCAAACACGGCCTGGTTGTCGAAGGGGCAACCGGCGGGCCGGTCAAAAACCCTGCCTGTACGGTAGCCAACGAATCACTCAAGCAGATGACCTCTTACGGTTCGTTGCTTGGGCTGGACCCATCCAGCCGTTCACGCCTGATCGGAGGCAACAAGAAACAGGGAGGGGGGAACCCGTTCGCAGCTTTGTAGGGATGACTGATGGCAACACGCAAAAGTTACCCCTATGTCAACGTCGCGAATGGTTACGCTCGCGATGTGGTGCGCGGCAAGATCCCCGCCTGCCGCTACGTCATCCAGGCCTGCCAGCGGCACCTTGATGATTTGGCAAAAGAGAAGTCGGCCAAGTTTCGGTTCCGCTTCGACAAGGACAAAGCCGAGCGGGTCGCCAAGTTCATCCAGCTCATGCCTCACACCAAGGGAGAATGGGCACTCAAGCGTCAAACCCTGAACCTTGAACCGTGGCAGTTGTTCATCATCTGCTGTGTTTTCGGCTGGGTGCGCAAGGGTAGCGGTCTGCGTCGCTTTCGCGAGGTATACAACGAGATCCCCCGTAAAAACGGCAAGTCGGCGCTCTCTGCTCCGGTCGGCCTCTACTGCTTCGCGGCAGATAACGAATTTGGTGCCGAGGTCTACTCCGGTGCCACCACAGAAAAACAGGCGTGGGAGGTGTTTCGCCCCGCCCGGCTGATGGCCAAGCGCACCCAGGCGCTGCTCGATCACTTCGGTATCGAGGTCAACGCCAGCAACCTGAACATCCCGGCAGACGGCGCTCGTTTCGAGCCGCTTATTGGTAACCCTGGTGATGGTCAGTCGCCATCCTGCGCCATCGTGGATGAATACCACGAGCACGACACGGATGACCTCTACACCACCATGACCACCGGTATGGGGGCCCGTCTTCAGCCACTGCTTTGGGGCATCACAACCGCCGGTTACAACGTCGACGGCCCCTGCTATGACAAGCGACGGGAGGTGATCGAGATGCTGGCCGGCACGGTGCCGGACGATGAGCTCTTCGGCATCATCTACACCATCGACGAGGGTGATGACTGGACGGATCCAAAGGTGCTGGCCAAGGCCAACCCGAATATGGGCGTCTCTGTCTACGCCGAATACCTTCTTGCGCAGCAGGCCAAGGCCATCAAGTCGGCCCGCTTTGCCAACATCTTCAAGACCAAGCACCTCAACGTCTGGGTGTCGGCCAAAACCGCCTACTACAACATGGAGGCGTGGAAGGCCTGCGAAGATCGCAGCCTGACGCTGGAGCAGTTCGAGGGGCAGGAGCTGATCCTCTCGTTCGACCTTGCCCGCAAGCTCGACATGAACTCCATGGCCAGACTGTTCTGGCGAGATATTGACGGCAAGCGCCACTACTACTCGATAGCCCCAGAGTTCTGGGTGCCGGAAGATACGGCCTTCAACACTGACAACCGGCGGCTGGCAGAGCGCTATCAGAAGTGGGTGAACCTGGGCGAGCTCAGCACCACAGAGGGTGCCGAGATTGACTATCGCGAAATCCTGGCCGTAGCCAAAGAGGCTGCCGCCAGTGGCAACGTACTGGAAGTTCCGCTCGACCCGGCAGGCGCAACCGCACTGGCTCACGATCTGGCAGATGAGGGATTGACCCCCATCTCCATCACCCAGAACTACACCAACATGAGCGACCCGATGCGAGAGCTGGAGGCCGCCATACAGTCCGGCCGTTTCCATCACGATGGCAACAGCCTGATGACCTGGTGTATCGGCAACGTGATCGGCAAGAACCTGCCCGGTAACGACGATGTGGTGCGCCCGGTCAAGGAGTCTGCCGATCAGAAAATTGACGGCGCTGTCGCGCTCATGATGGCCATCGGCCGCGCCATGGTCGCGGGCCGCGGCAATACCAAATCCATTTACGAAACCACGGACGTCCTATGCTGATGAACATCATCGCCTTTCTGGTGGGCCTGCTGGGTGCCGCCGCGCTGACCTATGGCGCCTGGCTCTGGTCTGCCCCGCTCGGCTGGGTGGTCGGCGGCCTGTTGGCGCTGGGCTGGTCTGCCTGGTTGAGTCGTGCCATCGCCTGGCACCAAAACAACAAACAGCGAGGTGGTGGCTGATGTTCTTCCCATTCCTGTTTGAGCGCAGGGGTGGCGGTGGCAACTTCAGTCAGTGGATCTCGAGCGTAGGGGCGCGGCGCAGCAAGGCAGGCGTCATGGTCACGCCGGAGTCTGCGCTGGCTCAAGGCACTGTCCGCGCCTGCGTCACCCTGCTGGCTGAATCCATTGCCCAACTGCCGTGCGAGCTCTACCAGCGCAGCGACGACAGTCGCACTCGGGCGACCGACCACCCGCTGTACGACATCATCCACGCCTGCCCTAACCAGAAAGACACCAGCTTCGAGTTTAACGAGCAGCGCATGGGCCACCTCGGCTTGCGCGGCAACAGCTACAGCCTGATTGAGCGCAGTGGCGACGGCTACATCACCGAGCTCATCCCGGTCAATCCGGACAAGATCATGGTGCTCAAGGGGTCGAACGGTCTCCCGTTTTATAAGTTGCTCGACGGCAGCAACGAGATCCTGCCGATGCGGATGATGCACCACGTCAAGGGCTTCAGCCTGGATGGTTACCTTGGTGTCTCGCCGATCCAGAGCAACCCGGATGCAATCGGGTTGGCCATGGCGGTTGATGAGCATGCCGGATCGGTATTTGCCAACGGCACCACCCTGTCAGGAACAATCGAAACCACCGGAAAGCCATTCACAACCCAAGAGTCACTGGAGCAGTTCAAGTCGAAGTTTGTTGATGCCTACGCCGGGGCCCGCAACTCTTTCGGTGTGGCGATCTTGCAGGAGGGGATGCAGTACAAACAGATGGCAATGACCAACGAGCAGAGCCAACTGCTCGAGTCCCGCAAATATGGAGCCATCGAAATCTGCCGCCTCTACAAGGTCCCGCCGCACATGATCGGCGAGCTGGATCGGGCAACCAACAACAACATCGAGCATCAGGGGCTGCAGTTCGTCATCTACACCCTGCTGCCGTGGGTCAAGCGCATCGAGGCCGCCATGATGCGCGACTTGTTGCTGCCGCGTGAGCGCAAAGACCTTTATATCGAGTTCAACCTCTCCGGCCTGCTGCGGGCAGACCAGAAGTCCCGTTACGAGTCATACGCCCTCGGCCGCCAGTGGGGCTGGCTCAGCGTCAACGATATCCGCCGGTTGGAAAACCTGCCCCCGATCCAGGGTGGCGATATCTACCTGACCCCGCTCAACATGGTCTCTACCGGCAAGCTGCCGCAAGGCATCAGCCAGGCGACCCAGGAACAAATCACGGAAATCGAGGCCATCCTATGCCGAAGCTGATGATCAACTACCCGCACCTGGCCAGCCAGGTGTTCGGGTGTCCGCTCTATGTCACCCAGGAGGTGCTGGCAGGGGTCAAGAGCCTGCTGATGCCCCGCATGCTGGGCAGCCAGATTGAGGTGATGGCCGCCGATGACCTGTCGGATGCGCTGGAGCCAAAACAGCTCGAGGCCCGCAGCGAATCGCAGTACCGCGTTGAAGGGCTGGCGGTGATCCCGCTGCACGGCATTCTGGTAGCGCGGCGCGGTCAAATCGATGACGCCTGCACCGAACTGACCAGTTACGAGTGGGCGCGGTCGCAGATCGCCACGGCCCTCGTCGACGAGCGGGTCAAAGAGATCGTGCTCGATATCAACTCCGGCGGTGGCCATGCAGTCGGCTGCAAGGAGCTGGCCGACTACATCTATGCCAAGCGCAGCGTCAAGCCGATCACCGCGCTGGTCAACTTCTCTGCCTACTCGGCGGCCTACTTCATTGCCTCAGCCTGTAGCAAGGTGGTGGTCAGTGAAACCGGCGGCTGCGGCTCTGTTGGCGTCATCATGGAGCACATGGAGGTGAGCAAGTGGGAGGAGGAGGTGGGGCTCAAGTTCACCACCTTCTACCGCGGTGACCGCAAAAAGGACGGCACCCCCCATGAGCCACTCAGCGACGGGGCTATGGCGGCCATCAACCACCGCATGGATCAGGCCTACGACCTGTTTATCAGCTCGGTGGCCCACTATCGCGGCCTGTCCGTCGAGCAGGTGAAAGCCACCGAGGCCACCCTCTACAGCGGTGCCGAGGCGGTCAACAACGGGCTGGCTGATGAACTGGCCAACCCGCAGGATTATCTCAACGGCCTGGCCGCCAGCGTGGCCAAGCCGACCAAACCGGCGCAAAGCATCGGCCTGCGGGCCCGAGCCATCGAAATGCAGAACCTACTCTAGCCCAGCGGCGGAGCACATCCCAACAAGCCCCGAAAGGGGCTTTTTTTATGTCCAAAGGAAACTAATCGATGAAGACTATCGAAGCCCTCCGCCGCGAGCGTGGCGAAATCGCCGCCCAGGTTAAAGCCTTGGCAGAACTCGAAGCCAGCGGCACCGCTCTTACCGATGAGCAGCTGCAGCAGTTTGCCGACCTGGAGAGCGAAGCGAACAAGATCAGCGCCGCCATCGCCCGCCAAGAAAGCGCCGAGCGCCTGATGGCGCAGCAGGCGGTACCGGTCAACGCTCACGGCTCCAAGGCTCCTCCGGCTGTCCATGTGAAGCAGGAGCTGAAACAATATCAGGGCGCAGGCTTTGCCCGTATGGCGATGGCTGTCGCTGCCGGCAATGGTGACCTGCAGCTGGCAGAGAAGTTCGCTGCCACAGAAATCGGCGATCAGCAGGTGGCTATGGCCATCAGTACCGCCGCCGGTTCTGGTGGTGCCCTGATCCCCGAGAACTTGCACTCCGAAGTGATCGAGCTGCTGCGCCCGAAGACGATTGTGCGCAAGCTGGGTGCCCGCGTACTGCCTCTTCCCAATGGCAACCTCTCTCTGCCGCGCATGAGTGGCGGCGCCCAGTCCAGCTACGTGGGTGAGGGCACTGATGCCAACAGCAGCGCCAGCCAGTTCAACGATGTGAAGCTGTCCGCAAAGACCATGATCACCCTGGTGCCCATCAGTAACCAGCTGATCGGCCGCGCTGGCTACAACGTCGAACAGCTGGTGCTGAGCGACATGATCGCCGCCATGGCGGTGCGCGAGGACAAAGCCTTTCTGCGCGATGACGGCACCGGCAACACCCCGACCGGCTTCAAGAAGGTCGCGACCGACAATAGCCGCACCGTCGAGTGGGCTGGTACCGCCGACCTGCCGACCATCGACGCTTACCTGGACAAGCTCATCCTGATGCTGATGAACTCCAACAGCTTGATGATCAACCCGGGCTGGGGTATGAGCCCGCGCACCTGGATGAAGCTGTTCGGCCTGCGCGATGGCAACGGCAACAAGGTCTATCCGGAGATGGCGTCTGGCCTGCTCAAGGGTTACCCCATTGCGCACACCAACACCATTCCGGCCAACCTCGGCACCGGCACCAACGAGTCTGAGGTCTATTTCGCCGACTGGAATGATGTGGTGATCGGCGAGCAGGACAACATGACCATCGACTTCTCCACCGAAGCTACCTACAAGGACACCAACGGCGATCTGGTCAGCGCCTTCTCCCGCAACCAGTCGCTGATCCGCCTGGTCGGCAACCACGATGTGGGCTTCCGTCATCCGGAAGGTTTGGCACTGGGTACCAAGGTTACCTGGTAGGGCCGCAGCAGGGCGCCGTACTGGCGCCCTCTCTCATCACCTTGTAACAAGGAGCCGACATGGCCAAGCCACCAAAAGGCGCTCGCGCAGGGCTGGCACCTGCCACTGACGCCGATCACAAGCAGCAGAGCAGCGAACCGCCGCAGGAGCCGACCCGCAATGCAACTGACACCACCCAACCCGATGCCGATGCAGGCACTGGGCAAGATCCCCACGCCGGAACTGGCGCAGGCGATGAATCAGATACTGACCACCGCGCAGCAGGCCAAGCGCCAGGCGATGCAGCCGGAGCTGGCCCCGCGCCGCTGACCGGTGCTCAGTCCGCAGACGCCGATCGCGAGCAGCAGAGCGGCGATGATCCAGCTCCTACCCATGATGAGCGGGTGCTGGTGCGCTTCACCGGCCCCTGGAAGAACTACAGCCGTGGTGACATCACCCGCCTGTCACCTGCCGAAGCCGAGCTGGTGTTCAAGAAAACACTGGCGGAAGCTGAGCCTGAACAAGCCGAGGAGTAGTTATGCCGTGGATCACGCTGGGAGAGGTGAAGCACCAGTGCCGCCTTGAGGAGGACGATACCAGCCAGGATCTGCTGCTTAACCTCTACATCGGGGCTGCCCGCCGGGCTATCGAGCAGCACACCGATCGGGAGCTGCTCGATGCGCCGCAGGCGGAGATGACGGATCGCCAGCTGGTGATCAGTGATGACCTCAAGGCCGCCGGCCTGCTGATGGTGGCGCACTGGTTCAACAACCGCGAGGCGGTCTCCGACTTCGAGAAAGTCGAGGTCCCCTTCGCCTTTCGCTACCTGATTGGCCCCTACACCAGGATGCCGATATGAAGATTCGCCAATCGTCAGTCGTCAACGCCATGCGCCCGCCCAGCGCCGGCGAGCTCAAGCAGCGCCTGCAGATCCGGCGAGTCACGGAAGAACCCGCCGAGGATTTTTCCACCCGTCAGGTGTACCACGACCAGACCCCCGTCTGGGGCAAGCTGATGCCTGTCACCGGCGGCATCTATCAGGCCGGGGTGCAAATTGACGAGAAGGTGACGCACAAATGCCTGATCCGCTGGCGTCAACTCACCTGTGACCACCAGATGGTGCACAGGGGGACCGTTTATCGGGTGAAGCGCTGCGAGCCGCTAAACGGCGAAACCGTCTGGGCGCTGGTCGAACTGGAGCAGCTGGATCTTCCGACATAACGAGAGGTCGCCATGTCGTTTGAGAACTCCAATTCAGGCATCTACCTCCACGTTGATTTCCCTGACGCGCAGGAGATCCGCTTCAACAAGGCCCGCGTCAGGCGGGCATTTGTCGATATCGGCCGCACCCTGCTGCGCGATAACCGGCGAGCAGTGGCGCGGCGGGCCATATCAGGAGCCGGGCAGGCCCCTGGCTACCAGTCCGGCGATCTGGCCAAATCGATCGGCTACTTCGTGCCGCGAGCGACCGCCAACCGCCCGGGCTTTATGGTCAAGGTCAGCCACAACAAGGGCGAAGGGGCATCGAAAGATATCCCGAGCGACGGCTTTTACCCGGCATACCTCTTTTACGGGGTCAGGCGTGGCGCCAAGCGCGTCAAGAGCCACCGCAAGGGGGCCAGCGGCGGCTCGCCGTGGCGTATCGCCCCCCGCCAGAACTACTTTGCCAAAACCCTCAAATACCGCAGCTACGAAATCCAGCGAACCTTGTTCACTGCGCTGAGGGCATCGGTCAGGCCGGAGAAACCGACATGAAGATAAGCCCGCTGATTGCGGCCATTCGCCAGCGCTGCCCCATGTTTGGCGGCAGGGTGGCCGGTGCGTCCGAGTTCAAGCCGCTGGCCGAGAACAGCAAGCTGGCCCTGCCGGCAGCCTATGTCATCCCACTCGATGACAATGCAGAAGAAAACCGCAGCCAGACCGACTACTGGCAGAAGATCACCGACGCCTTCGCCGTGGTGGTGGTGGTCAACAACACCCAGGACGCCCGCGGGCAAGCCTCGGTTGATGTGATAGAGGAGGCGCGAGAGGCACTCTGGAAGGCCCTGCTAGACTGGTCGCCGGACGAGAAGAAGTACGACGGCATTACCTATCAGGGCGGCAACCTGCTCGATATGAATCGGGCACACCTCTACTACCAGTTTGAATTCTCGGCCGAGTTCGAGATCGGCCCGGAAGATACCCGCCAATGGACAGATCTGGAGGCACTCCACGAGTTTGAGGGGCTATGTGGTCACGGCGACCAGTGGGGTATCGACTATATCAGCCCGGGGCTGGGCCCGGATGTGGTGCCGCCAGAGTGGCGCATCATCGAGCATCAGTTCAACTTCCCGGTCAACACCGTATTCGTCAGCGATTACAGCAACATGCTCAAGCTGGCTCACGCCATGAATGACGCCAGCCCGCTCGGATTCGCCCCAACCCCACAGGAATAAACATGTTCGTCAAACCCAATGACGGTCGATCGGTCCCCGATCCTGACCGCGGCGACCTGCTGCCCGCTGAAGGGCGAGAGGTGATCGCCAATCAGTATTGGTATCGCCGCCAGCTTGATGGCGATGTCGTCATCGAACCTCCGGTTGAACAAGAGCCGGAAGCCGAGCAAGAGCCAGCAGCCGAGGCCGCAACTCAGGTCACGGCCAGCAAGAAGGGAGCAAAATAATGACCGTCAGCTTCAACAATACTCCCGCCGATCTGCGGGTTCCGCTGTTCTATGCGGAGATGGACAACTCGGCGGCCAATAGCGCCAGCGAAACCCTGCGGGCGCTGGTGCTGGGCCATGGCCTGGCTTCTGTCACCACCGGCAAGAACCAGTTGCAGCAGATCACCAACCCCGCCCTGGCGGTAGGTCTGGTTGGTGCCGGCAGCCAGCTGGCCGCCATGGTGGCTGCCTATCGCAATGTCGATTCGTTCGGCGAGATGTGGCTGATCGACGTGCCTGAGCCCAGCGCAGGCGCTGCTGCGACCGCCACCATCACGGTGACCGGTACCGCCATCTCTGCCGGCGTGGTCTCGCTCTACATCGCTGGCAAGCGCGTGCAGGCAGGGGTGTCACCCTCTGCGACCGCCACTGCGGTGGCATCCAGCATCAAGGCGGCCATCGATGCCGATACCAGCCTGCCAGTAACCGCCGCCGTTTCTGCTGGTGTGGTGACTGTCACTGCGAAATGGAAGGGGCTGACCGGCAACGATATCAACCTGGCGCTCAACTATCGCGGTGTGATGGGCGGCGAATCCCTGCCCAACGGCATCAATGTGGCCCTGACTGCCATGAGCAACGGCGCTGGCTCGCCGGATCTGACCGCCGCCATTGCGGCCATGGGTGATGAGCCGTTCGACTTTATCGCCACTCCCTGGCATGACAGCGGATCGCTGGATGTGCTGGAAGCGGAGATGAACGACGCCACCGGCCGCTGGTCGTGGTTGCGCCAAATCTACGGCCATCTCTACAGCGCCAAACGCGGCACTCTCTCGGAACTATCCACCTTCGGTAAGGCCCGCAACGGCCAGCACGTCACCACGATCGGCGTCGAGCCGCTGACGGCAGCGTCACCTTACGAAGTGGCTGCTGCCAGCTGTGCCCGCAATGCGGTGTTTATCCGCATCGACCCGGCGCGGCCGACCCAGACCGGCGAGCTCAACGGTCTGCTGCCGGCTCCGACCGGCAAGCGCTTCACCATTTCCGAACGGCAGGTGCTGCTGACCAGTGGCATCGCCACCCAGACGGCCAGCTCTGGCGTGATGATGGTCGAACGTGCGATCACCATGTACCAGCGCAACAAGTACGGTGCGGCAGACAACTCCTATCTCGATAGCGAGACCCTGCACACCTCCGCCTATGTGATCCGCCGGTTGCGCACCTTGGTGACCAGCAAGTATGGCCGCCACAAGCTGGCTAACGACGGCACCCGCTTTGGTGAGGGGCAGGCCATCGTCACCCCGGCGGTGATCAAGGGCGAGCTCAACGGCGAATACCGCGTCATGGAGCGACTCGGGATCGTAGAAAACAGCGAGCTGTTCGCCCAGTACCTGATCGTGGAGAGAGATGGCGATTCCGGTCGGGTCAACGTGCTGTTCCCGCCGGACTACGTCAACGGTCTGCGCGTCTTTGCGCTGCTCAACCAGTTCCGTCTGCAATATCAGGAGGCTGCATAAATGGCCCGCATCGCAGGTACTACCTACATCAAGGTTGACGGCGAACAGCTGTCGCTGACCGGGGGGATGGAAGTCCCCCTCAACCTCAAGGTCAAGGAGACCATCACCGATCTCGGCGGCGGCAATGACTACAAAGAGACGCACCGCGCCCCCTACATGAAGGGGACGTTCAAGGTGCCTAAGGGTTTCCCGCTGAAGAAGATCATAGAGGGTGACAGCATGACCATCACCTCCGAGCTGGCAAATGGCTGGGTCCATGTGCTGAAAAATGCCTGGCTCGAGGGGGAGGCCAACTACAACCCAGAAGATGGCACCGTCGATCTGCAATTCAACGCCGAAGAGGGCTTTTTTCAATGAACCATAAAATCATCACGCTATCTGCCCCTATTCAGGCGCACGGCGAGCCGGTCGCCAAGCTGGAGCTTAAAAAGCCGACTGGTGAGCAGGTTTGCCGCCTTGGCCTGCCCTACACCATGACCCCCGAAGGGGAGGTCAGCATCAACATGAAAAAGGTGAAGGGTTATCTGATCGAGCTGTGTGCCATTCCGGCCAGCGCAGTTGAGCAGATTGACCCTGCCGACCTCAACAATGCTGCCTGGGAAGTAGCAGGTTTTTTCCTGAAGGGGTAACCGAGCGCGACATTCTCGACCGCTACTTTGACATGGCGAGGTGGTGGAAGGCGGGCGATCCCATAGCCTTCCTTCACCATGACTTTGACGCACTGGCCTTGATGGAGCGCCAGTGTGAGCGGCTGATGAAGGCCGAAAATAGGTGATTTATGGCCAATGAATTTCAACTGAAAGCACTGATCACCGGTGTAGACAAGTTGTCTCCGGCGCTCAAGGGTATCCGCAAAAATATCAAAGGTTGGCAGCGTGATCTCCAGAGTGCTGGGGAGGGGGCACCTGCGATCGCTGCTGGGCTGGCTGCTGCAGTGGGTGGCAGCCTGGCTGCCTTTGCGCAGTCAGAGAATGCCGCTACCGGCCTCAAGGTGGCGATGATGGATGCCGCTGGCTCGGTCGGCCCCGAATTCAAGAAGATTAACGATCTGGCGGTTGGTTTAGGCAACAAGCTGCCCGGCACCACGGCCGATTTTCAGAACATGATGACCATGCTGCAGAGGCAGGGTCTGAGTGCCGAAACCGTGTTGGGTGGGGTGGGCGAGGCCACTGCCTATCTGGCCGTGCAGTTGGGCAAGGCTCCTGCCGCCGCCGCCGAGTTCGCCGCCAAGATGCAGGACGCCACCGGTACCGCCTCCAAAGACATGATGAGCTTGTTCGATACCATCCAGAAAGCCTTCTATATGGGGGTGGATGACAACAACATGCTCCAGTTCTTTGGCAAAGCATCATCCGCGATGAAGTTGGTGAGCAAGGATGGACTGAAGGCGGCGCAGGCGATGGCACCCCTTGCCATCATGCTTGATCAGGCGTCTATGGCTGGCGAGTCCGCCGGTAACGCAATGCGGAAAGTCATGACGGCTGGCTTTGACAGAAAAAAAATGAAAGAAGCCAACCAAATGATCCGGAGTATGGGGTTGAAGGGGACCAAGCTCGACTTCACTGATGGTAAAGGCGAATTTGGTGGCCTGGATAATATGTTTGCGCAACTCGATAAGCTCAAAGGGCTGACAGAGGGTGACAAGCTGACCGTGCTTGGCAAGATCTTTGGAACAGACTCAGAGACCCAACAGGCGCTCAAAACGATCATTGATAAGGGAAAAGCCGGTTACGACGAGATCCAGCAAAGAATGGCCAGGCAGGCAAGTCTGCAACAACGGGTGGGGGCTCAGCTTGGCACTCTGGGTAACCTGTGGGATGCCATGACCGGCACCGCGGTGAACGGCTTGGCGGCGATTGGCGGCGCCTTCCAGGGGGAGGCGAAAGATACCGTCACCTGGCTTGGCGATATGGCAGAGAAATTCAGCGCGTTTGCTGCTGCCAACCCAGAAGTGATCCGAGGCTTGGTTGGCCTTGCTGCTGGGTTTGCTGCTTTCAAGATGGCTGCTCTGGCCGGCAGTATCGCCATGGGAGGGTTTGGCACAGCCTTAAAAGTATTGAGTGGTGCGGTGAAGGTTTCGCCATTGGGCATAGCGCTTACAGCATTACAAGGATTGGCTATGGTGGCAGGGTTGATCATCGCGAACTGGGGCACTATTGGCCCCTGGCTTGCCAAGGTCTGGCAGTCAATTACGGTGGTTGCCAGCGCGGCGTGGGAATCGCTGAAACAGCTGTTTTTCAACTTCCACCCGCTCGGCATCGTGATCCAGAACTGGGGCACTATTAGCGGCTGGCTATCTGGCTTGTGGGGGGATGTTCAGGGTAAATTTTCCCTCTTCACAGCATTCCTGAAGAGGGGGTTGCTCGAATTCACCCCGCTTGGCGCCATCACTGAAAACTGGGGGCCCATCAGTGCGTGGTTCAGCGAACTGTGGGGCTCGGTGACGACCGGTTTTGGCTGGGCGTGGGAGTTTCTGAAGCAGGGATTCCTCGATTTCCATCCACTCGGGATAATCATCAAAAATTGGGAGCCCATAGTGGCCTGGTTCAAGGGGATGTGGGAGCGGATTCAACCCTATCTGCAACCGCTGATGGATGGCATGAGCTGGGTAGGTGACAAGGTAGGCGGGGTAATGGATGGCGTTGGCTCTATCTGGCAGCGCAGCAGTGATACCCTCGGCGCGATCTGGAGCGAGGGCAAGGGAGGGCTCGGCGCGTCATCCCCGTTGGCTGCCGTCTCACCAGCCGTTGGTGCCAACAGTAACACCAGTGCCCCGGTCTCCGGTGAGATGGTGGTGCGCTTTGAAAACGCCCCGCAAAACCTGCGTGTGGATGAGGGCAAAACCTCACCTGGCTGGTCCATGTCGCCGGATGTCGGTTATTCACGTTATGCAAAATGACCCGCATAAGCGGGTCATCATTGCAGTATCTCTACGTGCTGGTTACTTGCCGGCGTATTTCAGGGCGAAGCTTTCATCGGTTGAGCAGAGATAAATAATGAACTCAATGAAAGCGACAATTGCCGGGATGAAGGTCCAGCAGAAAATCAAATAGAGGAACCCCATGCCGGTTTTACCGAGGTAAAACTTGTGGGCGCCAAAACCACCAAGGAAGAAGGCAAGCAGAGCAGCCGTGACTCGATTCTTGCTTGAGCCTGTAACTGCACCACAGCTCGGGCAAGACACTGCCGTTTTGTGAATTTCCTTACCACAACCACGGCAGAACACCATATCAGACATAGAACCCCCAAAAAGGAAAAAAAGATTACATTGAGTCTGGCATTGTAACGGACCAGTGATACTCCAAGCCATAGCCGCACGGGAAGATCTACAAGTCAATGTTTCGCCACGGTTCTTGTGATCAGATTAAAAATCAATACTGATTGATTCCACGTTAAGGTCTTCTACGGTATACCCAGCGGCTTTCAGGTTACTGGTCACAGGCTCTAATATCTTCTCGAAATGTTCATCGCTTAAGTATTCCAGTTCGAACTCATTCAAGTTCACATAGGCACCGGAATGGCCTAGAGATATGGAGCGATTTATCTCTAAAGTCACCTTATCCATGATCATTGCAGGCAATTGTTGGCGAGCAATTGCGGCCAGTTCTCTTGCTCTATCAATCGTGACCAATTTTGCCTGTGAATTGTTCTGCAAAAAGCTGAGCTCTAAGCGATTAACAATCTCTGCGTTTACTGAGCGGTTGCTTTGTTCGGCAGCCTGCTTGACTGCTGAATGCAATTCCTCACCCAGCCTGACTTTAAACTGTACGGTCGTCACGGTACTCCTAATGCCATGTTGAAGTGGTCACGCAAAACAGATGTTGACATAGAACCACTTTGGTCCCTACTATTCAATAGAACCAAAATGGTTCCATGTGGAGGTAAGGAATGAAGTTAACCAGAGATGTGAAGCAGACTAAGTACCGCATCCCAGATGAGATGCTGACATTTTTGAGAGATCAAGCTGAGAAGAACTTCCGTTCAGTAAATGCAGAGCTGCTGGCGAGACTGGTTCGCACTATGGAGCAAGATTTGAGGCCAGTGGTGCGTGATGAAGGGAAAATGGCTTGATGCCAGAAATAGTTCGGCCCCAGCGGGTGCAACCGCTAAGGCCGAGGATGTAAACCGAAACCACTACGTTAAGGACTACGGTATGAATATACAACATCCTAACCATTTTTTGAAAGCCGCAGTTAGTGTACCAAGCTCCCTTCCGGTGATTGCTGGGGTGGAGATCACCACGGATGAAGCTGGGCGGTTTAATCTCAATGCGCTGCATAAGGCGCACTTGAGTATGAATCCTGATCTTCACAAAAACAGCAAGCAACCTGCAGATTGGCTGAAGTTGGAACAGACAAGGGAACTGATTGAAGCTCTTTTTAACTCCGAAGATTTTCATAGTTGGGGTTTAAACCAAGAAGATCAACACTTTGGGTTGGTGGTCGCTAAGATGGGCCGTTATGGTGGCGGCACTTTTGCCCATGAGCTGCTGGCAATCTCCTATGCCGGCTGGATCAGTCCGGCTTTCCAACTGCAAGTCAACCAGGTTTTCCTGGACTACCGGACCGGCAAGTTGGCTCAACCTGACCCGATGCTGGTGTTGAATGATCCGGCCTCCATGCGCAGCCTGCTGCTTACCTACTCCGAGAAGGTGCTCGATCTTGAGCAGCAAATTGAGGTGTCGAAACCGAAACTCCAGGCCTTCGACCGTCTTGTTGTGGCCGATGGATCTCTGAACTTGACTGAAGCGGCCAAAGCATTGCAACAGCAGCCGAAGAAATTCAACCAGCACCTGAGCAGCCAGCGCTGGATCTACAAGCGTACCGGAGGCCGAAATTGGCTTGGCTATCAGGACAAGGTGCAGCAAGGTCTGGTTGAGCACAAAGTGACTACGGTGGCGATGCCTGATGGCAGTGAGCGGCTGTGTGAGCAGGTGCGCATTACCCCGAAAGGACTGACTAAGCTGGCTCAAGCCCTCTCTGTGGGAGGTGTGCAATGAGCGCACTCCCCCAAGGGTTTGAGAAAAAAGTGCCGATCCTGCTCAAGTTGAAAACGAAAAGCACTGCGATGCCGTTTGTTGCCAGTGAACGGGTTGAGCCTGAGGAGCGGTTCTGGAATGTGCCAATGACTGGTGGTGTGCTCGGTGGTATTGAAACCGGTGAAGCGCTTGCAGTCATGTATCTGAAAAATCTGCGTCAGCCTGATGGCAAGCGAGGTGCTGGAAACCTTCAACTGGTGGCTCGCTCTATGTTTGCAAGCCACAGGAAGCTGGTGGAGGAGGGGGCTGACCAATTTGATGAGCGAATGATGACCATTAATGGCCAGATCACAGGCTTTTTGAGCAAACTGGACCAATGGTTGGCAGCCTGTGCGAAGTCTCAAGGACTTGGGTTGGACAACATCACCAACGCTGACTTGCTGAAAAGGGCGAATGCTGGCCTGCGGTTTGATGCAGAAGCTTATTATCAAAACCCGCTTGGTGATGATGAGTACGTGTGACCTCATCGCCTTCTGTAACAAACCCGCTTCGGCGGGTTTTTCTTTTTGAGGTGCTATGAGCTGGACCGACCGTTTGCAGCCTGCATCCTTTCGCGGGGTGGCGTTCAAGGTAGACGATGATGACCTGCAGATCGGTCGTCGCACCGTGGTTCATGAGTATCCAGGCCGAGATACCCCCAGCGTCGAGGACATGGGGCGCGAGACCCGGGAATATGCCCTCTCAGCCTACCTGATTGGGCCTGACTTTATAGCCGAACGGGATCGGCTGATTGAGGCGCTCGAGCAGGTAGGCCCCGGCGAGCTGGTGAGCCCCTGGTACGGGCGGATGAACGTGGCGGTGATGGGCAAACAGCGCATCAGCCACAGCAAGCAAGATGGCTGCATGTGCGTCGTCAGTTTCACTTTTGTGGAGTCTGGCGAGGATGAGTGGCCAACCGCTACCCCGCTCGGCTCATCGCTGCTGGCGGGGCGCTCAACCAGCCTGCTCGACCGGGCACAGAGTGCCTTTGCCGGCGCCTTCGGCCTTGATGGGCTGCCGGAGTGGATGTCGATGGCGACCATCGAACATGCCTCATCCCTGCTCGGGAGTGTGGCCGACATGCTCAACAGTGCCGACGGCAAGATGTCGAGCGCCCTGCGTCTGATGCAGGGGGATCTGAGTGTGCTGATGCCGCCACCCTCGACCGCGTGGATCTTCTCGCGTCAGCTGGCCTCGGTGTTGGATGCCGGGTCCAGCTCAAGCGGCACCGCACGCTCGCTGCTGAATCTCGCCAGTCGCAGCGCAGCGGCCTCGCAAACTCAGGCCGCTAGGCCGCTCGGCGTGTGGCCGACCGCCGCACAGGACAAGCAGCAGGCTGACCGGCTGACCAACAGCGTCTCCGAACTGGTCAGGGTAAACCTGATCGCCAGCAGCGCTCAGGCTGTGGCGCGGATGCCGTCCCCGAGCGAGCCAGCTATCACTCCTGCCAGAGCTCCGGCGCTCGACGCCGTTGAGGTGGCGCGGCAACCGATGCAAAACACAGGTGCTGCCACTTCTGGTAACAGCACCGGCCAGAGCCAGATTGCTGACAGCAGCGCATCCCTTTCGACCAGCCCTACTCATGATGAGCTGGAGGAAGCTCGCCAGACCATCATTGCTGCGATCGACAAGGAGAGCGAGCGCACTACCGACGATGGCGTCTATCAGGCGCTGCGGGATCTGCGCCGCGAACTGGTCAGCACTCTGCGACAGCAGCAACAGCATGCCTCAAAGCTGGTAACGCGCACCCCGAGCGATACCATGCCGGCACTGGTGCTGGCTGCAGAGTGGTATGACGATGCCGGGCGGGCGGATGAGCTGATCGCCAAGAACAACCTCTCTCACCCGGGCTTTGTGCCCCCCGACCCCCTGCGGACCCTGGCATCATGAGCGACGAGTATCACCTGCGGATCAATGGCAATGCCTGGTATGGCTGGACAGCCATGCGGATCAGTGCAGGCATCGACCGGCTGGCTCGCGATTTCGAGGTGCAAGTCACCAGGCGGGCCAGCGAAAAGGGCGAGCTGCTTGATGCGATATCCACCGGGATTAAGCAGGGCGACAGGGTGGAGGTGCTGATAGGCCGCGATCTGGTGCTCACCGGCTACGTCGATGCGAAGCCAGTCAGTTATGACGCCCGTAGCATCACCCGCTCCATTCGTGGGCGCTCCCGCACCGGCGACCTGATCGACAGCGCCGCCACAGTGCGCCAGTTCAGGGGACAGACCCCGAAGCAAATTGCCGCTGCGCTCTGCCAGCCGTTCGGGGTATCGGTGTTCGGCGCGGCCGGACAATCCCCCATCTCTGATTTCTCGGTGGACTGGGGGGAGGCGGTGGCCGAGGCCATCGACAGAATGATGCAGCAGCAACGCCTGCTGGCCTATGACGATGCCAACGGCGATCTGCACTTCGGGGCGGTCGGAGCCCTGCGAGCCACCACGCCGCTGGTCTACGGCAAAAACATCCTCAGCTGCAGCGCCCCGCAAGATCAGAGCGATTGCCACTCCGAATACTGGGTTGCAGGCCAGCGAGCAGGTACTGATGACGATTTCGGTGAATCCAGTTCGACCAAGGTCAGCCACAAGGTCGGCGGCAAGGTTGGTCGCTATCGCCCGCTGCTGATCAAGCAGACCGGCCAGGCCAGCGTTGCCAGCTGCCGCACCATGTGCGAATTCGAGTCCCGCCGCCGCGAGGCCAAGGCGCGAGAGGCAACCTATACGGTGCGTGGCTGGCGGCAGGAGTCCGGCGCGCTGTGGCTCCCCAATATGGTCGTGTCGGTCACCGACCCCCACAACGACTTTGCCGGTGACGAGCTGGTGATCGCCGAGGTGGAGTACAGCCGCACCGACAGCGGCACTATCGCGACCCTGCGCGTCGGCCCTGCAGATGCCTATCTTCCTGACGTGCCGGATCCCAAGCCTGCCCGCAAGAGCAAGGATGAGGACATTTTCTGATGCGTGAACTGAAAAGTGCTATCCGCAACCTGCTATCCCGCGGCGTGATCAGGCTGGTCAACTCGGCGGCCAAGTGCCAGCTGGTGCAGATCGAGATGCTGGGCGGTGAGCTGAAAGACGATGTCGAGCATCTCGAGCCGTATGGTTACACCTCCTGCCCCCATGACGGGGCCGAACATGTCGCCGTCTTCCCGGATGGCGACAAGTCACACGGCGTGGTGCTGGTCGTGGCCGATCGGCGCTACCGACTGAAGGGGCTTAAAAAAGGGGAGGTGGCGCTCTACACCGATGAGGGTGACCGTATTGTGCTGCGCAGAGGGCGCCGCGTCGAAGTGAAAACCCTGACCCTTGAGGTTGAGGCCAAGACCAAGGCTCACTTCGATACCCCGCTGCTGGAGTGTACCGGCGAGATCAGCGACAAGACCGGCACCATGCAGAAGATGCGCGACCAATTCAACGACCACGAACACCCCGGCGGCACCCCGACCGGCAAGCCGAAAACCCGGATGGAGTAACCTCATGCTGATCTCTGTCAACGGCGTCCTCACCGACTCCGGCGACCTGGTGCACCCGCTGCACAGGGCGGTGTTTATCAGCCTCTTCACCTGGCGCCGCGCTGGCGCCTCCGATGATAGTGATCGCCCTTACGGATGGTGGGGGGACAGCTACCCGACCGTGGCAGGTGATCGGATCGGCAGCCGCCTCTATCTGCTGCGGCGCGAGAAGAACCTGCCAAATGTGCGTGAGCGGGCCCGCGACTACGCCCTCGAGGCGCTGGCCTGGCTGAAAGATGACGAGCTGGTCACCCGCATCGATGCCGAGTGCCGCCGCCGAGAGATTGACGGCGCCGAGCTGGTCGTGACGTTAACCGTTGATGGCTCTGACCAGCAAATTACCATTCCCGACATTCTGGAGGCCTTCAATGTCTAGCTACTCCCTGCGCCCAACCCTGCGCGAGATCATCCAGCGGGTGCGAGCCGATGTGACGGCAGAGCTGGATGATCCGCTGCGCCGCTCGGATGCCGAGGTCTACGCCCGCGCCTATGCTGGCGCCGTACACGGGGTGAACGGACATATCGAATACCTCGAGCGCAACATGTTGCCTGATCTCTGCGACGAGCAGTGGCTGCTGCGCCATGCCGGCATGAAGAAGTGCCCGCGCAAAGAGGCGCAACCGGCCGCCGGCTGGCTGCGGATCGCCGGTGTCAGTGATGGCATCACTGTTCCGGCCGGTGCGGTAGCCGTTTATCAGGGTGGCACCCCGATCCAGTATGTCGCCACCGAGGCTGCAACCTCATCCGGCGGCGTGCTGCGCCTGCCGATCACCTGCTCAGAAACCGGTTATCACACCAATCTGGATGATGGCGAGGGGTTGATCCTCTCCGAGCCGGTGGCCGGGCTCTCATCCTCCGGGGTGGCTGACAGCGTTCAGGGCGGCACCGACCTTGAGAGCATTGATGACTGGCGAGCCAGGGTGATTGATCGCTGGTTCTTCACCCCGCAGGGTGGGGCTGATACCGATTATCAGGTGTGGGCAGAAGAGGTGCCAGGGGTAACCCGCGCCTGGTGCTATCGTCACTGGATGGGGCCCGGCACGGTAGGGGTCTTTGTTGTTGATGACAACTCAGAGACGATGGTGCCATCCGCGGCAATCATCGCCGCCGCCCGCCAGCATATCGAGCCAAAGGCCCCTGTTGCCTCCGCCGAGCTCTATCTGCTCGGCATCAACCTGAAATTAGTGGCTCACCGCATCAAGGTTACCCCTGACACTCCTGCTGTGCGCTCTGCCGTTACTGCTGCCCTACGTGAGTTCTATCGTCGCGAGGGCGGGCCTGAGCAGACCATAGCGCCATCACGCCTGTCGGAGGCTATCAGCGCTGCCAACGGCGAATACAAGCATCAACTGCTCGCCCCAGCGGCCGAATTCACCACCGCCAAGGGCGAGATAGTCGCGCTGGGGGCCACAACATGGGATTGACCGCAGCCGATTACTCAGACCAACTGCAGAAGCTGCTCCCCTATGGCCCGGCATGGGAGGGGTATCACCCCCTGCTCACTGCTGGCGCCGGCGAGCTGGCCCGCACCGCAGAGCGGGCAGATGCGCTGGCGCAAGAAGAGACTGATCCACAGCAAACAACTGTGCTGCTGACCCGCTATGAGGGGATCTGCGGGCTGCCAGATGAGTGCGAGGTACCAGGTACCGCCACCATCAGGGAACGCCAGCAGCGCCTCGATGCCAAGATCAACTCGCTCGGCGGCATCAATGCCGAATATTACCTGCAACTGCTCGCCTCGCTCGGCTATCCGGATGCCACCATCTCTAACTACCACGGCGCCGTGTTCTGCGCAGGCAGCAGGGTGGGCGCCCCAATCTACGGCCCTGAGTGGCGCTATGTGTGGCAGGTCAATCTGCCGCGCATGAACGTTGACTACATGCGCGCTGGCTCGGTGGCCGGCAGTTCTCTCTGCGTCTGGGGGGATGCCGTCATGCAGTGCATCCTCGGCAAAAAGGCGCCCTCTCACACCATTTTGAATTTCGTCTATACCACCGACCACGACAACATGATCCGCCTCGCTGATGCGATGCGTGCAGCATGCTGTCTGGGATTTGGAGATACCTGATGGCAGCAACCGATAAAGACCCCACCGAAGCGATCCAGCTCGTTGAGCAGACGATAGGCACCTTTAACCAGATTGTTGTGGGGCAAGAGGGGCAGATGGTTCCCGTCCCGGGCTACCCTGACCAGCCGACGCTGGCCGAACGGGTAAAGCAGAACCTAAAGCCGAGCACCGACGCGGCGGCCGGTTTTGCCGCGCAGGCCTCCGCCAGCGCCAAAGCGGCCGATGATGCTGCTAAACTGGCATCACAAATCACAGGGCTGGAAACCGTGGCCGATGCCATTGGCCTAGCGGCCCTGCCCATGCCTGATGTGTGGGCGCCGCTCTCTGACAGCCTGCGGATGATCACCGGCTATGGGCGGGATGTGCTGGTCGGGTCGGATGTAGTGGCGCGGATGGTGAATTTCAGCCGCAGTACCACAGCGACCTACATTGGCAAGGATGGTCTGCTGAAAACGGCCGCCGCGAATGAACCGAGATTTGAGAAAGAGGGGCTGCTAATTGAGGGCCAGAGTACAAACTTATTTTTGAACTCGGATAATGTTGTTGTCTGGGGAAACCCTGCTGGCGCGTCTGCGTCTACCAGGGAGTTACAACCTGCGCAGGGTTCTCTTGTTACCTGTAAAGTTAGTGCACCGTCCATTAATGGAGGCCTCCGGCAATCTTACGCGGCACCTGCTGGAGGTGTACATACGGTATCTTTTTACCTTTCCAAAAGCTCCACCCAATTAAAGTTTGTCCTTGAGAACGGCGGCGCCGCATGGGGGATGGGCGCTCAAGCCTCAATTGCCCCTGCCACTGGCGCCATAACAGGCGTCATCGGCATTACTGCTGCAAAGAGCTTTCCGTTCTCAGACGGGTATATTTATCAGCTCACTCTACCATCCGGAAAGGTTGGCGGGTTGCTCAATGCTGAGTGGAAGGTTGACGCGCCTGGCGACTTCTACGTTGGAATGCTACAACTCGAAGCTCTGCCGTTCGCCAGCTCCTATATCCCGACCAATGGCGCGGCGGTAACTCGCGCTGCTGATAGTATGACCATACCCTGCGCATTAAACTGGCCAGCGAATGTTCAAAATGAAAGAACTATAGCCGCTCAGGTTGCGAATACGCGCTTCAATTCTGGCTTCCCGAGAATGTTCACCTATGACTCTGCGAGCGGTGGCATTTGGTATAATGGAGTTGAGTTTGCTTCTAACGAGATGAGCCCAGTTGCCCGCTTTTACGTGACAAAAGACAAGCTGCTAGAACCGCATGTACATGCCGAGGTTCACAGCAAAGACTATCTGCAGTGTTATATGAGCAATGTGGGCATGGGGCCTAAAGGTGTTAGAGGCTCAAATCCTATCTATAAAGCTGATATCCAGTTATGTGCCTTCCCTTATTGCCACATCAGGAACGTGCGCATCTGGCACAAAGTGTTGAATGACTCGCAAATTAAGGCCATCGCATGATCGACTTTATCGACCTCAACTTAAAGGCGGCCGATAAGGCCGCCATGACCAAGGCTCTGCTGGGCGCCGGCTTTATCAAAGACGGCGATACTGGTGCCCTCTATCACCCCACTGCCAGCTTGCAGCTGTTGCCGCCAGGCATGGTTACCCGTCCCACCGGTGTGCTAGATACAGAGGGCCTACCGCTGCGCGAGCCGGTACCGGGCTATCACGCCAACGTTCGCACCCAAGACCCTGTAATGGCCGCTGCGCTGGAGCCTGTGACCGTTATCGTAGATACACCCCAGTATGTCTGGGCATCTAAACTGGAGGCGTCATGATCGTTCGTCTCGAACCTATCACGGCGATCGTTGTCGCCGTGCTGCTGGGCTGGGCGTGGAATACCGCCACGGCCCCCGGGCCAATCTGTCAGATTGAAGAGGTCCACCAGGGCAAAACCGTGCTGGTTCCTTACCCCTGCGACAAAGTGTTGGCAACCAAGTAGCGCCACGCCTTCATCAAATAATGCCCGCCCTTGTGCGGGCTTTTATTTCCAGTTCTCTGGAGAGAGCGATATGCATCGAATTGATACGCCATCACGGCAAAAAGACAAGTTCGGCCAAGGAAAGGATGGATTTACCAAAGGCGACCCGCAAACTGGTGTACCTGCAACAGAAGTCAGCGATGAATTTCTTGATGCAATTCAAGAGGAGATTGCCTCGGTAATTGAAGATCAAGATAGTAGCTCTGCATTGGATAAGAGAAAAAATAACCAGCTCGCTACTGCCATCAAATCTATCATCAGGTCTGCTGGAATGAAGGCAACAGAATCTACTAGAGGGAACGCGAAGTTAGCTACGCAAGATCAAACCAACTCCGGAACGGCAGATGACGTTGTCGTTACTCCGAAAAAAATGAGGGCTGGTCTTTCGATATCGTTGTCTGATAGTGGATACATCGCCCTCCCGACATGGCTTGGCGGACTTATCTTTCAATGGACCTTGTCACAAATCATAAATAGTGGAGCAAATGGCACTGTGCTCATGCCGTTCTCAAATCCGGGTGGCACAATAGCGGCCCTCACAACCCATGAAAATGGTGCGAATGACATGCCAGTCGGAGCGTCTTACGTCGGTCAAATCAGATCGAGGGGGCAAGGATCTGTGGTAATCAGGAATTTAGGCCCACAGCCTGCCCAGTTTAGAATTTTTACTATTGGCACGTAGGAGCTCAAAAATGGCAATTTTGTTTAGCAGAACACTCTGTTTTATTGATACGAATTTTTATGAGCCATATCCAGATGACTGCGTAGAAATATCAGTCGAAAAGCGAGATGAACTGCTACGCGGCCAGGCAGATGGGTTAGAAATCACGGCAAACACGGACGGTTATCCAATCCTGATTGAGCCAACAGCACCGCCGTTATCAGAAATAGCTATGGCCGAGCAGGCTGCCCGTATCGCCAATGCCAACCAGCAGATCGCAATCCTCAAGCCCGCCGTTGATGGCGGCTATGCCAAGCCGGAGCACCCACAGCTGCTGGCAGACTGGCAGCGTTGCCGCTACGAGCTGACGCTGGTGCCAGAGCAACCTGGCTGGCCGGATAAACCGCAATGGCCAGATCAGCCGGCGACCGTCATCTAACACCAAGCCCTGCGTCATTGGCGCAGGGCTACCACCCCCTTCTCATAGGTATCCGCCAGCCACCTCAGGTGTGGCAGCGGTATCCCCATCAAGAACACCACCATCTGCGAACTCTCTGGATGCGAGCAGCCCCAGGTTGCCGGTGGCAGCATAGCCTGCACATCAATCCCGATAGCTCGACAGATCAGCGCAGCATCAGCCAGCGTCATAAACTCCCCACGATCCTGTGATAACCAACGGCTAAGGGTCGAGACAGGGATCCCTGTCATCTCCTCCAGTTGCGACTCGCTAACCTCCTTCTCAGCAAGAATAGCCGCTAGGTAGCGCTTGGCTGCGGCTACATACTCCAGCTCTGCCGAGGTCAGATATGCCTTTCGTCTGTTCTTCATTGGGCAACTCCCGAGTTACTACGTTGCCCGTGCTCGTTTGTTACCCTGTCAGATCTGACAGGTTTTTCCTCTAACTCTGAACCTGTTTGAATTCGACTACCCACACCCACGGATTGCTGTTCCAGCACTCCTGGCCGTAAATACGCTCCCACAGTCTGCGGAACGCTTTGCGGGGCTTCTCAAACCATCCAACCGCAATGGCTGCCGGTGAGGTGCCATCATCCACCCCCTCGGCAAGCGCGTCCTGCTCGCTGATGTCGTTCAGGCGCTCGATGCGAACAACGGTAATCTCAAGAAGGATGCGGGATGCCTTTCGAGGCATATGGATGCTTGGCGTCCATCTAACAGGCTGGCTGTCGCCGAGGCAGTGCCATTGTACGTTAGGCATCTCGCCATCAGAACGATAAACATAGCGACTCTTCAAGTCAGGGCGAGCTGTTGACCCAGTAGTACCTATTGGGCCTACATGGCGCCCAGCAGGTATGTCCATTTCTAATACCTGCGCGTGACACTCCCTAACCCACAAGCGATCACCAGGCTTACCAAAAGGCGACACAGCTCCCCATGTTTCATCAGCAACGCCGAACACATCTGGCCCAGCTTGCAGGCAGCCGTGGCGATCTACAACGCCCTTGGTGTAGGGTCTCGCCACTAGATCTGCCACGCCAAGCGAATTCACCGGGCACCATCCATCTGGCGGCTGCTGTTTCATGACCCGCCTAGTCTGGGTCTTGCGACCAGCCAGAATGGCCATGACCATCTCGCCATTGAAAATAACCGGACGTTCAACCATCGCAACACCTCCAAGACAAATCATTTATGAGTTGATATTACCAAATCAACTTTGATTTGCAACTCATCTTTGAGTTATTCTTTGAAAGAGGAAAATCATTTATGATTTGTGTAGGATGACGACAATATGACACCAACGACAGAACGAACCGTGCCAATAAAGAACAACGACGAAACAGGCTTTGCCGAGCAGGCAAGAGCGGCCATCAAGGCCGCCATGGATGAAATGGGCCTCCAAGTAGGGGGGCTGTTTGTGCTGCTCTATGAGCGTGAGCCTGTCGGCTCTGAGGTGCAGACTCTCCGAAACCGCTTGAACCGGGGCAACCCTGGGGCCGACTTCTTGGGCCTGTGCGTCTCAAAAATGCCACCACTTCAACAGCGGCAGATGGCTGAATTCTTCGGCCTTACAGAGCCAGAGCAAACGCCCTCCTGATCTCCTCCTTCCTCACGTCCAGGTATGGCCAGACGTGATCCGGCTCGGCATGACCGAGCAACATCTGCACCAACTCAATTTTGCCAGTATTGGCCAGCACCTTGGCCGCCAACGTGCGGCGGCCTGAGTGGCTGCTGCCTCCCTTGATACCCGCCTGCCGGTATAGCCTGCTCATCAGCTGCTGGAGCGCATCACAGCACCGATACTCAACGGGGCCGGTGTTGAGCTGGCGCACCTTGCGGGCCAGCTCGAAGGCTCGGCCCTTATGGGTAAGCACCAGGCGCTCATCAGGGCGAAATCCTCGGAACTCAGGATCGGGAGACAAGCCCCAGCCACGTTCGCGGCGGTAGGCGAGCCACGCCTCCACGGCGGCGATGGTCTTGGGGTGGGTAAGGTAGATGGTGCGGGGCCTACTGTGCTTGGTGATAGCGGCCCGCAGATAGACCTCCTCGCGCATCTGGCCGGATGGGTGCAACAGGTCGCGGATCTCGATGCGGGCCAGCTCGGTGACGCGCACACCGGTTGAATGGGTCAACCAGAGCAGCATCACATCACGGATGGGCTGGCGGCCTGTTATCGAGGCAACCCGGATCACATGGCGAAGTTGCCCAGGGCGAAGTGAGGCGGCATGGCTGGCGGCTGGCTTGGGATGGTAGTACAT